GATATTAACATCTGATGTTAACATTAAATATACTAGTTATTTTAATTGATAAATAAATAAGATGTAATTAACTTAAGATTAATATAGGATGTAATATAGATTCTACTCAGAGTAGTTAACATTAACTACTTTAATTATAATCTATATTATAACCTATATTAGATTTTTTTAATTTATTGATTTATTTTATTATAACTTCAAACTTTAGACGCTAAAGGCGCTATGCCTGTCCTACGGACGGTTCGTTGTACCTTTCACTAAAGCTGCTCAGTTAAAACCTTCAGCAAAGCCCCTAGAAGGCTCTACAAGCTGTCAATTTCAAGTAGTCTAGGGGTATGTAGCCTGAAGGTCCAAAACGAGCATATAGAGCGTTCTAGCAATTCTTCATGTTTGTTGTACAAAAAGATTAGAAGGTCAACTTTAAGAAAGTATAGTTATGCAAGTAAAAGATTTAATTGATTATGATATATTAACTGGTGACTTCTTTATATTAAAGAACAATAAGAGATACAGAAAGATATTTCCTAATGAAGATGGTTATATTGTATTTTATAAAGATAGCAAAAGAATAAAACTTAAAGCTAATAAATCAGCTATTGAGTTGGTACAAAATATTGTTGTACAAAAAGATAAAGTGGTATTACATAAAAACTTAAATGAAACTGATTACAGATATTGTAACCTAAGATTGTTATCTAAGAAAACCTACAATAGCATAAAAGAAGCTTATCGTAATTTATCAGGATATTTAAAGATACAACCGCATCAAAAGGATATGTTCTCCTATGTGCTAATCTGGAAAGAAAGCGGTAAGGACAGAATTTTAGTTGTACAAGATATAGTAGTAGCGAAAAGGATGTACAATAAGCTTCAGCTAAAGTACGCTAAGATTTTGAACAAGTATTGTGTATTTGACTGAAAGTTAAAGACATCAGTATGTTCGATTGATTTTACGCTTGAAATTACTAATTTTATATGATATAATCAAGCATCTATGTAAATTAAACTTGTAGTCTTTAGTAAATCGTTGTATTAAGCGCAACGACCCTGCATAGGACATTGATCGGTTTAACCCTGCTGGATACAAACCTTTGTATGTTCGCTTGGTTGTATCTTTACTCCTTTCAACGCCAAGTATTTCAGTACAAGCTGGATAAGTAACCAGCACTAATTCGCTTCGCTCATTAGTCAAGCACTAATTTCAAAATCGTATCTCATTGTAGACAAAACTACAGTGATTGTCTATAATGGTTAACAAAAAGAATAATACAACAAATGAACTGCATTACATGTAACCGCTACTTCAAGCAAAACGTTTTCAACAAAAGTGCTGAATGCGAAGATTGCTTAGATCGTGCTTTCTTGGATTTAGATTCCGAAGTACAAGTAGACGTAGAGCTACTGAGAAATCCTTCGGGTAAGACTAATCCTGTATTCTATGATGAATATGATCCTGAGATGGATACCAGAGATTCTATCTAAAGGTATTGACAACGGTAGAATTAGTGTTACAATAATTTAATTGCTACTATCGTCTATCGGTTAGGACACCGGGTTTTCATCCCGGTAAGCGGAGTTCGATTCTCCGTAGTAGTACCAGAATAAATAGCGGGTATTCAGGGCATCCGTAAGTCTCATAAGCTCTACGCAGAAGTTTCGAGTACTTCACCCGCTTCCACAATTAGGATACGTATACCGTTAAGGAGACGGTCTGGTCTGTAAAACCAGCGCTAATACAGCTCGTATGGATCGTTACCATAAGTGTCCACCACAAACCGTTCGAGAGATAGCTTCGGCTATTACGGGAAGTAGCAGGGGATGCGCCCTACGCTATAAGTTAAAACGCATACCTTACATTAAAGAACCTACCTTGGGTCCGAAGTCACCTCGGTTTTAGGCGTCCCACGAATCTGTTGCGTGGTAACATGAAGTTAGATACTTCAGGTGAGTACAGCCAAGTGCTCATGCAAAGGACACAGCGTATTATCTGCGGTAGATACGAAAAGGCTACCCCGCAATCGTAAGCGGGACTAATTTATAAGGAAATAACATGACATTCGCAAAAGGTCAATCAGGTAACCCCAATGGTCGCCCTAAGAATCAATCACTACTAGACAAGCCTACAAATCGTTCATTGAAAGAGCGTGAGTTAATCATGCTACTTCGTAAGATCAAGCCGCAAGTAGCTGACGCTATTATCACTGCTGCTGAAATTATGAAGAATGCAGAAGCTAGTCATCAAAACCAACTAAAAGCTGCAACTATCCTCTTGGATAACTACCGCAGATTAGTTCTAGATGTTTACGATGGTGAAGAAGTGGCTGATAAAGAAGGCACAGAGATTCAACAACAAAACGCAGCCGTTTTCAGCCTCAAAGTTGTAAACGAAGAATAATAAGGAAATTATGTCAGAACAAATTACAATAGCACCTGCTTCCAAAAAGCAAGAGATGTTCTTAAATAGTCCAGCTACTATTACATTGGCGGGTGGTGCTGCTGGTTCTGGTAAAACATACACTTCCTTGCTGATCGCTTTAAAGTTCATGCAACACCCTAGAGCTACGGGTGTAATCTTTCGTAGAACTTCCAAGATGCTTACTGCTCCCGGTTCAATCTGGCATGAAGCAGTTCACTTGTACACAAGCATTTATCCTAACTTAAGAATCAGAAGCAGAGAACTAGAGCTAGTATTCCCAAATGGAGCACTACTGAAGTTCAGTCACATGCAACACGCAACTAACATGTACGATCACAAAGGTGGTCAGTACTCTTTGGTTATTTTCGATGAAGCAACGGACTTTGACGAAGAGATGGTAGTATACCTCTTATCTCGTATGCGTAACGCTTATGTCGATTATAAACCACAGATGTTTATGATGACTAACCCTGATTACAATTCTTTCCTAAGATCATGGATTGAAGATTACTATCTTGATCCCAATACAGGTATCCCTCTTCCTGAGAAAACAGGACACCAACGCTACTTCTTTCGTCAAGGTAACACCATGCTTTGGTACAACAGCCTAGAAGAAGCTGAAGCTGCTCACGGTGTTGGTGATGAATCCGGTATCTCATCATTTACTTTCATTGGTGCTACCTGCCGAGATAACCCTCCACTACTTAAAGCACAACCTGATTATATCAGCAGATTAATGTCTTTACCAAGGGTAGAGAAAGAAAGACTACTCGATGGTTCATGGTTTGCTCGTCAAGAATCCGCAGGTTTATTCAAACGAGAGTGGGTTGGTCTAGTTGATCATGCTAACGGTAGAGCAAGAAAAAGAATAAGAGCATGGGACTTTGCTTTCAGTAAACCTTCTGAGCAATATCCAAATCCAGACTGGACTCGTGGTGTTCTAATCTCCAAAGACCCCAATAATTTATACACTGTAGAAGATGTAGTATCCATGAGAGATAGGGTACACGAAGTAGAAAAGCTAGTATTTGATACAGCTATTCACGATGGTCAAGATGTGATTATCAGCATCCCATTGGACCCTGCTGCAGCCGCTGGTGCTTATGCCAAGGACTTACAGCGCAAGTTAGCTGAGATGGGTTTTAGCGTAAAGCTTACGAAGCCTGTTAAATCCAAGATTACTCGTTTCGCTCCTTTCTCAAGTATAGCACAAGCTGGTTTCGTAAACGTAGTCAAAGCAAATTGGAACAAAGATTTCTTTGATGAGTTAGAAGTCTTCGATGGTGATCCTAAGAAGAAAGATGACCAAGTTGACTGCTGCTCTGATGCAATGCTTTTGCTAAACAAAGATACACAACTGCCAGTTTTTTCATTACCGGATTTTACAGGTAGCAATCCATTTGATGGAAGCATTACAGGTTCCAACATTCCTACATTTCAAAGTTCATTAGTTTCATAATCAAAGGAGCCGTTGATGGCACGTAAATCACAAAATAACACCATACAAAAAGCAGTGGATGATACGCCAGATCGCTTCAAATTAAGTGAATCAGGATACTTAGGTTTAAACGTCTTTAATGGTGTATCCAACGATGAATTAAAGCGAGAGTTAAACTTCCCTAATAGCGTTAATACCTATAAGCAAATGTCTTATCATGGTACAATTAATGCAGCTTTGACATTGTACGAGAACCTGATTGGTAAAGTTGATTGGAGTTTCAAACCCATTAAAGATGCCAACCAAGAGGAATTAAGACAAGCTGAGATTATCAATGAAATGATGCAAGACCTTACTGATCAGAACTGGTCGGAGTTTATCTCAGAAGCAATGTCAGCTAATATGTATGGTTTTTCAGTACAAGAGAAAGTATACCGCAGACGTTTGAAAGCCAATGGTTCTAAGTACAACGATGGTCTTATCGGTTGGAAAAAGCTACCAATTCGCAATCAAGAGACAATAGAGAAGTTTATCTTCAGTGAAGACGGTAATGAAGTAAAGGGTGTAAAGCAAAACCTTTCTGCTGTATCTGATGTGTACAACCGCTACTCAAGTCGCACTAATAATGAAGTGATTTTACCTCGTAGTAAAGTAATGCTATTTCGTGCAGGTAAGCACAAGGGTGATCCTTTCGGTAAGTCCATGCTTCGTGATGCGTATCTAGCTTGGAGATTCCTAAGCGTAATCGAAGAGATTGAAGCAAACGGTGTAGCTAAGGATTTAGCTGGTCTACCAGTATTAAAGCTTCCTCCGCAGTATCTTTCTTCAGAGGCATCTCCTGATCAAAAGGCAATTCGTGCTTACTATGAAAACGTAATGCGTAACTTGCAGCTAAACCAACAATCAGCTTTGATTCTACCACAAGCTCATGATCCTGACTCCAAGCAACCAATGTTCGAGCTAGAGTTACTATCTCTAAACGGTAGTAAAGCAATGGATACTTCCAAGATTAAAGAATACTACAAGAATCTAATCTTAACTTCTTTATTTGCTGATATTCTAGTCTTAGGTCAATCCGGTGGTGGCTCCAACGCTTTGGGTCAAGTTAAGAATTCACTTTCTGCTACTGCTGCAGAAGCAATGCTACGTAAGATTCGTGATGTTATCAATGAAGATTTGATTAAACAGACATACGAACTAAATGGTTGGGATACTTCTAGAATGGGTCACATGGACTTTGACAATCTAGAATCCGAAGACCTAGAATCCTTCTCTAAAGCTGTTCAGCGTTTCGCTAGTACATCCGTTATTGAAGTTGATCGTGCTGTTCTCAATAGAGTTCGTGAAAGTATTGGAGTTGATGCTCTTCCTCAAGATCAGGAACCAAACCAGAACTTGCTACCTGCTATGACCTCCAGAAGTGGTGATGGTTTTAAGACAGCAGGTGAAGGCACAGCAACTAGTCCTTCAGGTAACGATACCAGTTCTGGTAACCTAGAGAATGCTGCATAAGACCGCTGTTCTTTATTGGATGCACTTAAAAGATGACACCGATGTATTCACACAAGGATATGTTGGTGTCACTACTCGTTTAATCGAGATTAGATTTAAGGAGCATTGCGGTAGATTCTATAATTCTTACAATCCTTATAATCCATTGCATCTAGCTTTTGCTAAACATGGTATAGAAAATATCGTAGTAACTAGACTTTGTGTTTGTACTGAAAAAGAAGCATATGAACTAGAAAAGATGTTTCGCCCTTTTGAATACATGGGATGGAATTCAGCACAAGGTGGTAAGTTATCACAAAGTGCTTTACAAATTATACACAGGAAGAAAAATGCCGTACTCAGCCGATAATGTCCCACAATGGGCTAACAAGAAGTCTAAGTCAGTTCAAGAAGTAGCCATTAGAGTTTTTAATCAAACTTTGAAAGATACAGGTTCTGAAGAGAAAGCTCGTATTGCTTCCCTAGCTGCTATGAAGAATGCAGAAGAAGCTAATAAAGTAAAGAAATCCGTAGAGGATATTATTAAAAATAAATATCTAAAATAAGGAACAATATGCAATGGACTGCAGATAATACACCATCTACTATACAAAGTAAATCTTTAAAATTAAGAGAATTATTTGCAAAAGTAGCCAATGCTTCCTTGGATAAAGGTTTCTCACAAGAAGAATCAATCTTCGCTGGAACTAATGCTGTAAAAATAGAAGAGCGCAAGAATCAACCAGCTAAGGTTAAACCTCCTAAGTTACCATCGCATGTAGAATCCTTAAGAAGTTATACTAATCCGTTTGAAGTTGTAAGTAAAGCTGAAGCAGAATTACCGTCACCTACTTCTGATATAAAAACTGCAGAATTTGATAAAGATGGTCGCTTAGTGCTTTCTCTATCAAATGGTAAAAAGATCACAAGTAAAAATACAGTTCAAAATAATATTGAACAAAATATTGCAATTGCTCCAAATGTTCAGTTGCTCTCTTCAAATGAAAGCATAAGTATTGTTCAAGATGGTCAGAATTTTGACTTATCAGTAGCAGCATCTGCTCCTACAGCAACTTTAGTTATTCAAGTAAGAAACCAAACAGGTGCTACTTTAACAAAAGGAACCGCTGTTTATATAAGTGGTGCTTCTGGAAATAAAGCTTTAGTTAGTAAAGCTCTTGCTACTTCTGATCCAACTTCTGCACAGACACTTGGTTTAGTAACTTCAGATATTATTACAAACCAAAATGGTTATGTAACAATTGTAGGTCTTGTTTCCGGTTTAGATACTTTAGCCTTTGCAGAAGGTACGCAGTTATATTTAAGTCCTACTACTGCTGGTACATATACTGCAACAAAACCACATGCTCCTGATCACATTGTTTATATTGGTGTTGTAACTAGGAGTCATCAGAATCAAGGTACTATTGAAGTTAAAGTTCAAAACGGTTATGAACTAGATGAAATTCATGATGTTCAGATTGTTAATCCTACAGATGGTCAGATAATTGCATATGATGCTGCTTCAAGTTTGTGGAAAAACGTAAATGCACCTTCTGGTGGAACTTCAAGTGTAACTTCTGTTGCTGGTAAAACTGGAGCAGTAACTTTAGAAAAAGCAGATGTTGGATTATCTAATGCAGATAATACTGCTGATTCAGCAAAAAGTGTAGCTAGTGCAGCTATTCTAACCAATGCTCGTTTAATCAACGGTGTCTCTTTTAATGGTTCTGAAAATATTACCATTGCTGACTCAACAAAGCAACCGTTGGATGCTGACTTAACTGCAATTGCTGCTTTAACAGGAACATCTGGTTTACTTAAGAAAACAGCAGCAGATACATGGATTTTGGATACAACTACTTATGCTACAAGTTCAGGTGTAACCTCCGTAGGTGGTACAGGTACTATCAGTGGTCTAACATTGACTGGTTCCGTAACTTCAACTGGTGATCTAACCCTTGGTGGTCAGTTAGAAGTTTTACCTTCAGATTTTCAAAGTCAGTCTGCGAATTTAGTTCTAGCTTCTCCAAATGCAGCAAGCGGTAAACCTACTTTTAGAAGTTTAGTAGCTTCTGATATTCCTACACTGAATCAAAATACAACAGGTACAGCCAGTAATGTAACAGGAACTGTTTCTCCAACAAATGGAGGTACAGGATTAACCACTTATTCAGCAGGTGATATCTTATATGCTTCTGCTACAAATACATTATCTAAACTAGGTATTGGTTCTGTTGGTGAGGTTTTAAAAGTAGATGCTTCAGGTTTACCTGTATGGGGAACAGATGTATCAGGAAGTGGAGGTGGAGGTTCCAGTACTTCCATTTATGATGCTGAGTATAATTTATCCGGTGTTTCCACTAATGCTACTGAAACTGAAATCTTTGTAAATGGTTTATCGAATTCAAGAATATCTGTTCCATTAAATAAAACAGTTTATTATACTGCAGAAATTGTCTGCAGAAGAACAGATGCTTCTGGTGATCATGCTGCTTTTTCAATAAAAGGTGTAGCAACTAATTCAAGCGGAACAGTATCCGATATTGGTTTAATTTATGAAGTTTCAGTTGCTAAAACAGATGCTTCTTTTGGTGTAGATATTCGATCAGATAATACTAATGATACCATCAATGTTTATGTTACAGGAAGTACTGGCAAAACAATTTCTTGGAAATGTGCAATAACTATTTTAGAGGTATAATATGACAAGAAGAACAAGAAGTATGCTGGTGGATGCAAGTATTGGTAAAATATTTACTAATACAAATCAAATTACACCAACTGATCCTTCTAAACTAATTGCTGGTACAAGATTATTAAGTGCAAGTATTGCCAATAGGGTTATTACTGCCGCAAGAATTACTAATAACTTAGGTGGTAAGATGGAGGGTTTAAGATTTATATCTGGAGCAGTAATTACCTCCACTACTGTTTCTTTAACCACCGCAGCATCAGGTCAACCATTGAAGTTTGATTTAAGAGTAGGAACAAGTTACGATACATCTACTATAATTTTAAGCGATGAACTTCTACCCAATGTAAAGCAAAAACTATTAACAACAGTAATTACCGTACCTTCTAATAATAGCATCTACGTAGACATAACACAAATTGGTAGTGTTGGTCCGGGTCGTGGTTTCGGTCTTCAATTTACTTATTTCGCAGGATTACAATGAGCAATGAACAAATTTTTTCTTATTTCGGACACAACAACGTTTATAAATACTCAGGTTCTCTTTCTGAATTAAAGCAAATTCAAGAATCAACAAACAATAGTTTCAATTATATTATTGTTTCGGATGTTATTTATTTTGTAGCTATTGATGCCGTTACGGATTCTAAAGCTCAACTTATTATGGGAGAATAATATATGTATGCAAAACTTGTAGTTGGTTCTACTGGTATCCCTGCTGTACAAGCTATGCGAGATATTGTTAGGTTATGTACTTCTAGTACACCAACCACTGCTTTACTTGGAGCTTTTAGTACATCATCTTCAGTTATTATTGATAATAATCCAGCAGGTTGGACTTATGTTGGTAGTAACAATGCTAATGATAGACCAACCGTTGCTGCTATTGGTGTTACAGGATTTACAGCATCAGGTTCCCAATGTAACTTAGTAATTAGTGCGCCTTGTTTAGAAACTTCTGCATTAAAATACGTAGCACTCAGTACTAGCTATATTGGAACACAATCAGCAAGCACTACTTTATTTACAATGACAGGAGCTACGTCAGCTACTTCTTTGGGTGTTTTAACCAATGAGGGTCCAAGGTACTTTTCCCCTGCAGCTAACGGTAGTAATGATACATTAACTGTAGCTTTACGGGTAGCAGCTAATGATATTATTCATGTTATTGCTACACCTCGTGGAATCACTATAGTTAACGAAGCTCGTGGTATGCAAGCCGTGTGGGAAATGTCAATGTCTGATGTTAACCGTTTTTATGGTACGGCTCCATTTGTACAATATTGTCATGCTACTTCTTCCAATTTCACCTCTGAAACAATTATCATTCCTACATCAACTACTGGTGTATTAACTAGAACTATGATGAGTGCTGTATTCGGTGTTACTGATGTGAATACGGGTACTTTTTACGGTACATATAGTCCGGGTAACATAGTATCTAACTTACCTACTTTAAATATTGGTTCCTTATTTCAAACTGCAAACAATTTACGTAATAACTCCATTGATTCAATTGGGTCACCACGTTATCAGGTAACTCCAGTATTTTTACAAATAGGAGCATTGGGTCATCCGATTCAATCAGTTACGGGTACTACTGACATTTATTGGACAAGACCAAATGCTGGTTTTACAGGGGATAGCATGTTAATTAGTGGAGATGTTTATACATTTTTTAACTGCGGAACTGGATACGGTATAGCTTTAAAGACAAGTTAATATGGCAGATTTAACAGTACAACAACTTGACATATTCTGGACTTCAGCAGAGGAGTTATTGAAGTATTTTACTCCATCAGGTGTAGAGAAAATTCTATCTGTTGAAGACGATCCTTTGGTTGATCCTAGACTTTTAAACCCGGAAGAAAACTACGATATAATTAACATATGATGTTTTTAAATATTTGTACTTGATTTTACTTAAAAAATGTGATATAATTATGTTTAATATGTTTATAAAGAGGTGAGCATGGATAAAATTAACAAAGCTAAAAGTTTTGCTCCCACAGATGCAATGCGAAATAATGCAAGAAGAGGTTTGGCACTACGAGAGAAATGGAATCGTGGTGGCTTAGACGCTTCTCAAGCTAAGAGCGAAGGTGTAGGTTCTGGTGTAGCTAGAGCAAGAGATATCATTAATGGTAACTTAAGCTTAGATACCATTAAACGCATGTACGCTTTCTTTAGCAGACACGAAAAGAATTATGCTCCTAAGAAAAAAGAAGCAGATGGTGGACCTACCGCTGGTACTATCGCTTGGCTACTTTGGGGTGGTTCTGCTGGTTTAGCTTTTGCTAGACGAGTATTAAAACAAGAAGAAATCTTAAAGAGTTACATCAAAGAGATTACAGACGAAGAAGTTAATGCAGAAGATCAACTACCGGGAGTAAAGCTTCCGATTACAAAAGCAGTTGATGAGGAACTAAGGCAAGCTACATTTATTGTAATGGTTCCAGAGGAAATTGATGCTCACGGTGATGTAACCAGTGAAGCTGAAGTTCGTAAAGCTTGTCATAACTTTAATAAATACAGCATGAAAGCTAACTTGTTTCATTTAGTTGAAACCGATACCTTTGAATTCTGTGAAAGTTACTGCTGCCCAACTGACTTTGTATTGGGTGATAAATTCGTAAAAAAAGGTACTTGGTTAGCTACTATTCAATCCTTAGATGATAATCTATGGGAATTAATCAAGTCTGGTGAAATTAATGGTTTGAGTATTGGTGCTTTAGCATCTGTCGAATCAATCGAAGAGGATGATTAATAATGGCAACACAACGAAAAGCTAAAAGAAAACTATCCGATATTAGTTTTGAAAAAGAAGGTGCTCACGTAGCTCTGACTTCAAAGCAACAAGGTGGTCCAGCTAATACACACGACTATGCACTTGTGTTAAAAAGCAATAAGTTCAGTGAAGAGTTTGTACAAAAGATGCAACAAGTTCGTGTAACTATGGAACTACCTGATTTCTTGCGTAAGTTCTTTGGAATGTACGGTGATGACGTTGAAGTCCTAGCTCGTATGATGGGTTACGAGAAGCCTGAATCTGAAGACTATTCTGAACCAATGGAAAGCTACGAAGATTACATTCAGTCCAAGATGGAAGCTTTCGAGATTTTGAAATCCGCACATGAAGCTGAAAGTCTAGCTGATGTACTATCTTCTTTGGATGAAACAGAATATCTAGCAATGCTCAACGACCAAGAGCGAGTCGAAAAAGCATTTGAAGAATTACAAAAAGCATATAAGCCTAAAACTGGTGACATGGTGCAATGGAACTCAAGTGGTGGTAAAGCCAGTGGTAAAATTGAACATGTAATGACCGAAGGTACTTTGGGTGTTCCCGGTACTGAGTTTAGCATTAATGCTACTGCAGAGAACCCTGCTGCTCTAATTAGAATTTACAGAGATGGTGAACCTACTGAAACTTTGGTTGGTCACAAGGCTAGTACTCTTACTAAGATCAAGAAGTCTCTTACAAAAGAATCTGCACCTGCTGCTTCCGCAGACGGTAATGATACCTCAACAAACGCTGGCGTTGAGAATATTGAAGGGGTGTCTACCTCTGTTAACAAAGAAGAATTGGAGAAAACCAAGATGGAAGACGAAGTTAAAGTCGAAACCGTTGAAAAAGCTCAATTTGAACTTGTACAAAAAGCTCTAGATGAGCAGAAGGTACAACTACAAAAAGCTATGGAAACAATCGCTCAATTTGAAGCTGAGAAAAAAGAAGCTATCAATAAAGCGAAAACTGAAAAAGTTAAAGCAATCGTTAAAGACGAGAGCAAGGTAGAAGCAATCGCTAAGGCTGCTCTATCTCTAGAATCCGAAGATGATTTTACAGCATTCCTCGCTGCTATGGAAGCAATGATGACTACTGTTGAAAAATCTGAGATGTTCGTAGAAAAAGGTGCTTCCGTTCAAGAAGAAACCGCTGTTAAAGAATCTGCTGTGGCAAAATTACTTAAAGCCAAGCAAGTAACTAAGTAATAAAAAGGAAATAAAATGCCACTAATCGCAACTGAAGCAAAACGTCTTTCTAACGTTGTCAAGCAAGAACTCTTCCCTGAGTCTGCATACTGCCGTGTAGCTGTTACCTATAATGGTACTGCTGCCACTCTAGTTCCCGGTACTGTTCTCGGTAAGGTAACCACTGGCGGTAAATACAAAATCGCCGTACAAACTGCTACCGATGGTTCAGAAGTTGCTGACGCTATCGTAATGGTTGAGCAAGCTGTTGCTGCTACTACCGACACTAAGGTTCTATGCCTAGTACGTGGTCCAGCTATTGTATCTAAGGATGGTCTAGTTCTAGATGCAACCTACAACCTAACTGCTGAAAAAGATGCTGTATACGCTGCTCTAGAAGCCAAGGGTATTCTCTGCAACGATGCAGTCTGATACTAACTTACCGAACAATAAAACAAGGAAATTATAATGCAAACTCGTAGTTTTGAAAAACCATTTGAGCTAGTCGATTACACAGAAGAACTACTCTTAGTTCCTAATAAATGGGGCTTGATCAATGAATTAGGTCTATTCGGTGAAGAAGGCGTAGCTCAACACAGCGTTACCGTTGAATCCAGCGAAGGTACACTCGGTCTAGTTACCGACAAAATCCGTGGTGAGCGCAACAACGTAGCTAAGAGCGACACTCGTGCTCTACGTTCATTCGCTATTCCTCACTTCCCAATGGATGATGCTGTTAAGCCTGAAGATGTACAAGGTAAACGTGCTTACGGTTCTGCTGATCAAGCTGAAACTGAAGCCGCTGTTATCGCTCGTAAGCTAGAGCGCATCCGTATGAACCACTCAGTAACTCTAGAAGCTGCTCGTGCCTACGCTATCACTGTTGGTGCTATCTATGCTCCTAACGGTACTGTAGCTGGTAACTTCTACACTGATTTCGGTATCACCCGTAAGTCCATCGACTTCGTACTCGGTACTTCTACCACTGACCTAAACGCTAAGTCAGAAGAAGGTATCGCTCACATTCAGGATACAATCCAGAGTGGTGAAGTTGTTAGCAACATTATCGTACTATGCTCACCTGCATTCTTCGGTAAGCTAATCAACCACGCTACTGTTAAAGAAGCTTACAAGTACTACACAAGCACTCAAGAGCCTCTCCGTAACCGTCTAGGTTCTGGTGTATATCGCCGTTTCGTACACGGTGGTGTTGAGTACATCGAATACCGTGGTTCTTATAACGGTACTGCTTTGATCCCTGCTGGTGAAGCTTACATGCTACCACAAGGTACTGCTGACATGTTCAAGACTTACTTTAGCCCTGCTAACAAGTTCTCACATGTTAACACCATTGGTGAGCAAGCTTATGTATTCACTTACCGTGATCCAAAAGACAGCGAAATTCAGATTCAATCAGAAGCTAACTTCTTGAACTTGATTCGCCGCCCACAAGCTGTTGTTCAGCTAACCACTTCTAACTAATCGTTAGATACTTAGATTGCCCCTTCGGGGGCTTTCTAACATTAGTCTTGCTTTGTAACATTACGCATGTTAGAATACAGGATTAATGTTAGATATTTTATAATACAAGGAATAATAAATGGCTACAATTCAAGACCTTCGCTATGAACTAGGTGATACTTCAGCCGAATTCCCTATTATGAGTGATGCTGAGTATACGTACTTTTTAACTAAAAACTCAAATGCTTTACATCGTTCAGCAATGGATGCAGCTAAGAGTATCATGCTCAAGCTTTCCATGCGTACTGACGAAACAGTTGACATCTTTAGTATCAAAGGTGCTTCTGCAGCTAAGAATTACATGCAAGCTTTGCAGATGTATATCAAGAATCCTGACCTCAATGCAATGTACGAAAAAGTACAAGGTTATGCTGGCGGTATCTCAAAAGAAGATATGTTAGCCAATGATTCTAACTTAGATAACAACATCGTAAAAGACCCACAAGCTGAGACATTCACTTATCGTCCTAGTTCATTCGGTATTTAAGCCAAGGAAACACTATGGATAAATACTTAGCAATAGCACTAAAAGCAATTAATACGCATGGTAAAACCTGCAGTTATGTTATTGTAACTGAAGGTACTTATGATATTGAAACGGGTAGTACAACCAATACGGAAACATCGCATTCTGTTAAAATGTACAAGAAACACATCAGAGCTAGTCAGTATAACTTTCCAAATATGATCGGCAGAGATTCTGCTTTATTTTATTTAGCTAATAACAATTTAAGTTTTGTACCTGCAGTTAAAGATAAGATTACTATTGATAGTATTACATATACTGTAGATTCCATTACAGAACACGCTGCAGATGGTCTTGTGATTCTATACAAGATTCTAACCGTTAAGGGTTAATCATGCAAGTTACATGCGATACTTCAAAACTAGAAGAAAGCCTAAAGAAGTTCCATGAAGAAGCTGTTCGTAAGATGGAAGGTATGGTGAAAATCTTTACTTACGAGGTAACCTTTGAAGCTATTGAGAACACTCCTTTTGGTAATATAACTGATTATGGTAAGTTATATAATAATTTCATTAGATTGAAAACATTACCACCGGAGGCAGGTTCAGCTAAAGGTGGTTGGACAATATCTTTCAATGGTCCAACTAAGATTATATTTCCTGAGAGAGCTGTTGATGAAAATGCTTTGAATATTAAAAGCAATGCTGATAATGATAGTCAAAAGTATAAACTTGGCGATGATGTTTACATAATGAACAGTGTTAGATATGTTGCTTCAGATGGTTGGCCTTACGAAACATACAAGAATGGTGCTCCTGTTAGATCACTAGAAAGTGGTGCATCGGAACAAGCACCTTATGGTATTATGGAACCTACATTACATGCTATCTATGGTATATATGCATCTTCACTAAACAAATATTATGAGGCAAGTTAATGGCAATCATAGAAATTAAAAGAGCAGCCGAAAGAAGACTAAACGCATTAACTCCTACTGTAACAACAGCATGGGAAGGTGTTAGTTTTACTCCACCCAATACAATATACCAAAGAGTGCAATTTACTCTTCAAACTCCAGATGATCCTGTGCTTGGTACAGGCTTTCACAGAGAACGAATGACAATGCAGGTATTTGTTGTTGGTGCTGCAAACAAGGGAACTTCCGAAGTTATAAATCGTGCTGAATTAATCAGAGCGCATTTTGCAAAAGGTTTAGTACTAAATGAAGGTAGTGTAAAAATACACGTATTAAGAACACCGCAAATTGCTGGCAATACGGTTGTATCTGAAAGAGTGATTTGTCCTGTACTAATTGAATTGGTGGCAGAGGTATACTCTTGATAATCAAGGTTGCTGAACCTAAATCAGTACATTTGCAAATGTTGATAATTTAAATTAAGGAAAATAATATGCCAATCTCCAAAGGTACAGCCAAACAAGTTGGTTACAAAAAGGAAACTACATGGGGTGTTTTAGCAGGTAATACATCTGGTAAACTACTTCGTAGAGTTACTGCTAGTTTTAACCTAGCAAAAGAAGCTTATGAATCAGGTGAAATTCGTACTGATCGTCAAGTTTCTGATTTTCGTCATGGTGTGCGTTCTGCAGAAGGTAGCTTAAACGGTGAACTATCCGCAGCTTCTTATGCTGATTTCATGGGTTCTGTTGTAGGTAAAGATTTTGCTGCAGTAACTCTTGGTTCTGCTGTAAGCTGTACAGTTACTGTTTCAGGTACAACTTACACAATCGTTCGTTCAACTGGTTCTTGGATTACTGATGGTGTCAAAGTTGGTATGGTAGTTCGTGCTGCTGGTTTAACAACTGTTGCAGATAACGCACGAAATCTACTTGTTGCAAGCATCACCGCTACTAACTTAGTCGTTGTACCATTGAATGGTGTAGCACTAACTGCTCAAGGTACTGGTACAAGCGTAACTATTACTGCTCCCGGTAAGCAAACATTCGTTCCAGCTACAGGTCACACCGATGATTCCTATACTGTAGAAGAGTTCTATTCTGATATTGCTCAATCAGAAGTTTACACTGGTATGAAAGTTAACAACATTGCTGTTCAACTTCCAGCAACTGGTCTAAGCACTGTTGATATCGGTTTTGCTGGTAAAGACCTTGCTCTAAATGGTACATCACAATACTTCACTTCACCAACTGCTCAAGGTAACAATGGTATCTTTGCTGCTGTAAACGGTGTGATGCTAGTTAACGGTGCTCCTGTAGCTTTGGTTACTTCTGCTGATTTCGCAATCGAAAGAGCAACTGAGAATGCAAACGTAGTTGGTTCCAACTCTGTTGCTGACATTTTCACTGGTCGTATTCGTGTTACTGGTAACTTGAGTGTTTACTTCCAAGATGCAGATTTCAGAGATTACTTTGATGATGAAACTCCTGTTAGTATTGTATTAACAATGACTGCTGATAGTTCTGCTACTGCTAACTTCATTGCCTTTACTCTACCAAAAGTTAAACTAGGTAGCTTCTCTAAAGATGACGGTGAACTAGGTATTGTTGCATCTTCTAGCTTCCAAGCTCTATTGAATGATGTTACTACTGCAGGTCTACCTGCTACTACAATTCAGATTCAAGATTCTGCTGCTTAATCGCTAAGACTCACTTGAGAATATAACCCTTCGGTCAAAAGCCGAGGGGTTTTTTCTTTATTACAACCTCTTGATTTATCCTAAAAAATATGCTATAATCAGTACTTCATTAACAATAGAAAGGAACTATTATGACATTTGATTTGGCAAAACATAATTACACAGAGATTGCAGAAGCTGGTTTTGAATTTGAACTAAAGCTTCCCGGTACAGGCGAAGGTACTGGAGTATTTATTACAGTACGTGGTGATCAATCCAAGACAGTAAAAGCATTTGGTCGCAAGAAGTACAGTGAATTTAAACTACGTGAACAGCAAGCTAAACGCCGTGGTAAAGACGTAGATGATATGACACTAGAGGAAGCTGAAGAACTAAGCGTAGAATCAGCTATTGTGCGAGTTATCTCTTGGAAGAACATTACTGAAAATGGTAAAGAAGTACCTTTTACAAAAGAAAATGCAGAACGCATCTTCAAAGAATATTCTTGGATTAAAGACCAAGTAATGGAGGAAGCGGGTCAACTGCTAAACTTTCGATCAGAGTGAACTAGATGATGCTATAACTTTTGCTAAACAAGAGTTTGAGCTTGGTAGAAAGTCCGGTAATTCAGGTAGTCTTCGTGATCAGTTAAATTCCGTATGGAGACAAACTGGTGTAAAACCCAAAGAGCTAGAAGAACTTAAAGAGTTACCTCAGAGTTGCAGCCAAGTTTGGAAATGGTTCATTGATCTTAATAACTCCAGATCATCAAATGGTTTTGGAGTTAACCCAATATCATATTCAGATATCAAATCCTATCTTGATCTAATACATATAGAGATTGAAGAATGGGAACTTGAATTACTCAAACGTTTCGATATGGAAGCGTTGAACTCTTACGCAAAAGAAGCAGAACTAGAACGCAAGAAAGCTTCTAAGAAATAAATAGTAGCCTTCTAACGAGGGCTTCTATGTGTACGAATTGGTGTAGTTTATACACATAGAAATTTACATCCACAACAGGAGAAAATGCTATGGATTTAGCAGAATTAAAGTTCGTAGTTGATACGACACAATTAAAAGAAGCAGCTACTAGAGTTGCAGAATTAGGTACAGCAGTATCTAAATTGAATAAGCCAATGCAAGACTTAGCTACTAATACTGCTAAAGTATCTACTGCGACAGAAAAAGCAAGTAAAGCTAATGAAAATAAAGTAAAAGGAGACACTAAGGTAGCTGATAGCTCATCTAAGTTAGACAGTCTACTTGACAAGTTAACGAATCGTTATACCGATATGGCTAAAGGTAGTACATCTGCTGAAGCTGGTGTATTGCAGTTGGCTAGAAGTCTTGGTGCAACAACCGAAGAAGCTTTAAAACCTTATAAAGCTATCTTAGAAAATATTAGAGAACTATCTAAATCTCCTTTTGATTCCGCAATCGGTTCAGTTAGGTCTATTACACAAGAATATGATAGTTTAAATTATCGTTCTGAACTTGCTGCCAAAGGTATCTTTTTAACTACTAATCAATTAAAAGAGTACAGTAAAATTGCTAGTGAGATTAAAGGTAAGGTAAAGGCTGTTGGTCTTGATCCAACACAAGGTGAAGGTCTTACTAAATTTAACTCCGAGTTAAAAATACAACAAGATTTGTATCTAGGTGTTGCAAATAGTGTAAATACTTTAAAAGTTGCAGAACAGGGACGCAATGATGTTTTAAAAGCTCAGATTAAATCACAAAATGATGCTGCTAAAGCTAATGAGTTTATTGCTAATGAAATGGAAAGAGTTACTCGGTTGACTGCATCCAATGGTGATATAACTAGCGCAACTAATAATAGATTGATTAAGTTTGAACAATCATTAAGAGCATCTGGTAGAACTGCTGCTGAAGTAACTACACAACTTGAAGTTTATAAGAACGCTTTGATGGCTACTCAAAAAGCTGCAGGTAATCGTCAAGTTGATTATCTATCAAGAGCACTAGGTCCACAGATTACCGACATTGCAGTTGGTTTAGCCACAGGTCAAGCACCTTTAACTATCTTGTTACAACAGGGTGGTCAGTTACGAGATCAGTTTGCTTTGGCTGGTGTTGCTGGTAAAGACATGGGTGACATGCTTACTAAAGCTACACTAGGTATGGTTAGTAGCGTTAAAGATGTAGGTGTTGCTGTAGGTGGTGCATTAGTTGGTGCATTCATGGCTGCTGGTAAATCAGTTAAGACATTCATCATGGACATTACGGGTACAAGTTCTGCTCTAGAATATGTAAGATATCAAATTGCATTGCTAGATGGTTCTAATGGTACTTTAATGAAAAGCTTTATGACTATGGGTACTATAGTAACAGGTATTGTTGCTACAGCTATTTTTAGTGCTATCGCTGCTTTCATTGCATACGGTGTTGCTCTCAAACAAGTTATTGCAGAAGAATCAGCACTATCTAAATCTATAAATCTTACAGGTGGTTCGCTTGGTCTTACTACAGATTCTGCTCTTGCTTTATCTGAAGCATTTGCTGGTTCAAAAGGTAATGTAGGAGCTTATGTTACTGCTATCACCGATATTGCTAAAGCAGGTAGTATTACATCTAATAACTTAAAAACAGTAGCTACTACAATTGTTGAAGTCAGTAGAATAACAGGTATTAGCTCAGAAACACTTGCTAAAAACTTCAGTAAAATATCAGAGAAACCACTTGAAGGTTTAATTCCTTTTGCTAAAGAATTAGGAACAATAAATGTTTCAGTACTAAGACATATTCAACAGTTAGAACGTGCTGGAAAATATACCGAAGCTGCTAAAGTAGCAACCGAAGCATACGCTGGTGCTTTAAGAGATGCTTCTAAAGCAATCAAACAAGATATGGGTTTTCTTGAAGATTTCTTCTTCCATGTAGCCAGAGGTGCTAAGATGGTATGGAATGAAATTTTAAACATCGGTCGTGCAGTACCTCTTGCTAAACAATTAGCAGAAGCTCAAAAAGAATTAAGGTCTTTAGAAGCTGGTGATGGATTTATGACTGATCAGTACCGTAAGAATTCTATTCAAGGTGCTAAAGCAGTTATTGAAGGTATTGAGAAACAACTTGCTGCTCAGAAAAAACTTGGTGATGAAAAAGCTAAGAATACTGCTGATGTTACTAAGTTAGAAAAAGGTCTAAAGGATGAAAATAAAGGAATCAAAGCTCAACAAGGCTTCGATGAAAAGAATGTAAAGCAAGCTACTGAAGCTTATCTTACACAAATTGGCGCTCTTGATCATTTGACTAAAGCTGAAGTTAGTTTATTAAAGTTGCGTACTGATCCACTTTGGGAAAAAACTCCACAAGTTATTAAGGATCAAATTGAGGCACTATATGGTGCTGCATCTGCTAATGAAAAATTAGTAAAATCTGAAAAAGATTTTGCAAACGCTCTTGAAACAGCTAATAAATTTTATCAAACTCAAATTGGAGCCGTTGAGGATTTAACAAAATCCGAAATAGCTTTGAATAAGGTAAAAGAAAGTGATGTTTATAAGTCATTCAATGATGAACAGAAGAAACAAATTGACGCTATTTATCAACAAGCTAATGCTAATGAAAAATTAGTTAAATCTGAAAAAGAAGCAGAAGACGCATTGGAACTAAAAAATAGACTACTTGGTAAATCTGAAAATCTTGGTAAAGAATATTACAAAACTATTGATCTTATTAATAAGTATGCTAAAGAGGGTCGATTCGGTGCAGATGAAGTTCTACAACTAAAAGCTGCATTAGAAGCTACTACTCCAGAAGCTAAGAGACTTGCTGCTGCTCAAGCTGAGAATGCTAAAGTAATGGCTGGTATTGCTGCTGAACGCACTGGAGTTGCTGATCAATATGGTGGTGACTTTAAAACTGCTGATGAAAAAGCTGCAATTAAAAATCTATCTGATTACAAAAAGAAAATTTCACAAGCTGATGCTGAGTATGAAAAACAAATTGCTGCAGCAACTGAAGAGACTACTTATTCTGAATGGTTAATGTACAAAAAACAAGCTGATGCTAAAAAAGCTTTAGCTGACGATGTTTATAAAAGAGAAGAATATTTACTAAGCGATGGTTACAAGCGTCAACAAGCTTATGCTAATGCTTTTGAAAATGTATTCAAAGGTATGGCAGATGCTATTGCTGACTTTGCCTTAACTGGTAAAACATCATTTGGTGATCTAACGAAATCAATTATAGCTGACTTAATCAGGATGGAAATGCAGATGCAAATGTCTAGCATCTACAAAGGTCTTGGTGGTTTCGGTGGTATCATGAACATGATTACTGGTGGTGGTGGTTTCATGAACGATGCAGGTGGAATGGAACTTGCTGGATCATTGGGTTTCGCTAAAGGTGGTGCTTTCACAAATAGTATCGTAGATAGCCCTACAATGTTCAAATTCGCTAAAGGTACAGGTCTAATGGGTGAAGCTGGACCTGAAGCTATCATGCCTCTACGCAGGGGTGCTGATGGTTCTCTAGGTGTTGTAGCTGCTGGTGCTTCTTCAAATGTACAGGTTGTAGTTAACAACAATAGCAATGCTACTGCAACTACTCAAGAAACTGTAGATAGTCGTGGTAATCGTAGAATTGAAGTTACCATTGGTGACATGGTTGCTGCTGAAGTTAATAGAAAAGGTAGTGCTGTAAATACGGCAGTTAACTCTTCTCGTAATCAACTCGTAAGGAGATAATCATGGCAGTATCATATATCTGGCCCATATCATTACCGCAGAAACCTAATACAAATTATTCAGAATCTGGAGGTGTTTTAGTTGTTAGATCACCTATGGATTCTGGACCTGCAAAACAACGCAAAAGAGGAAACAGACCTCAGACTTTAAGTTTAAATTTTGATATGACGGATGCACAAGTTGTTACTCTGGAAACATTTGTTAAGAGTACAATCAATGGTGTAGCTAGATTTGGTTTTACTCATCCTAGAACAAATACTTCCGTTGAAGTTAGACTAATACCTTCTGGTGATGGTCAACTTTATGATATCAAATATTTATCTCCCGGTTACTGGTCTGTTTCATTAAGTATGGAGGTATTACCTTGAGTCGTGCATTAAGTACAAATGCTCTTAAAGCTGTATTATCACCGAATAGTGATTCTACACTAATTATCTTATTGACATTGACTGGTGGGGGTATTACTACTCCTATCAGGCTTTGCGATAACTACACACAGAGAATCAGCGAAACTGCTGATGATCAAACCTATGGGGTTATCAGCCGAGGTAATACATATACGTTTTTACCAATGCAAATTAACTTACCAAATGAAGAGAGTGGTTCTTTACCTAGAGCAAACATCACAATATATGATGTTACAAGACATGTGATGCCTCAACTTAGGCAACTAACAGGACCACCTTCAGTTTTAATAGAGTTAGTATTGAGTACATCCGTTAATACATTAGAAGCTGATTTCGCAGGTCTAAAATTAGCAGGTGTAACTTACACTAAAGATTCAATCACTGGTCAACTTGTTGTTGATGGATTAGACACAGAACCTTTTCCATCGCATTCATTTTTACCAAGTTCTTTTCCGGGATTATTTTAATGAAAAAAATGTGGAATGATTATGTAGGTATTCCCTACAAATTACACGGCAGAGATGAAGACGGTTTAGACTGTTGGGGATTGGTGCGCCTAATTTACAAAGAGCAAAAAGATATTGATCTTCCTAGTTTTTCTGAAGAATATTTAAACTCAGATGATGTTCGTCATAATGAAGAGGTTATTGCACGAAATAAAGAAGGTTGGTCTTTATCCAATGATTACACTGTAGGTGATGTAGCTTTATTTAGAATCAATGGTTCAGAGTCACACGTAGGCGTTATCATTGATGACAATAAATTCATTCATGCCCGAGAAGGTAACAGTGTAACAATTGAAAAACTTGATTCTGCTCAATGGCGCAGAAGACTTGTAGGTGTCTATAAGTACACAAGTAAAGTAGAGTCATACGTTCATGCTGTTGTAAATCCACTAAAAACATTAAGACTTGATCTTGTTGTACATCCCGGTCAAAGCTTACAAGATATTGTAGATGGTCTACAAACAAGACAAAAACTTGATCCAAAAATATTCGTTAATCATGTTCTATTCTTAGATGGTTATCCTGTATCCAAAACACAATGGGCAACTACTATTCTAAAAGAAGGTCAGCACGTAGACTATCGTGTTGTACCAACAGGTAGTGGTGTTGGTAGACTATTAGCTACACTAGCTATTATGGTTGTAGCATGGTATGTTGCTCCATATTTGGCAGGGGCTGGTTCTTTTGGTTCAGCTGGTTGGGCTGGTGTTGCTGCGTCAGGTGCTGGTTCAACTATGGCCTTAACAGCTTCTATTGCTATGGCTGGTGTAAATATAGTTGGTGGTTTACTAGTCAATGCACTATTTCCAATTAGGCCACCAGAGCAAGGTGGTGGTAATGCTAGTGCTTTCAAGAACACCAACTTAATTCAAGGTGGATCAAACAGAGAAAATCAATACGGTTCAATCCCTGTTGTACTAGGAAGATTACGTTATACCCCTCCAGTTGGCGCTAAAACTTTCGTTGAGAACGATGGTGATACCAGTTATTTAAGAATGCTTGCTATTTGGGGATATGGTCCTTTACAAGTTACTGATGTAAAATTAGGCAATGTTCCTTTATCTTCATATGATGAAATTGAACATCAAACGCTATATGGTACTGCTGAAGACACTTCTGCCAATATTAATAAGTTCAATGCTATCTATGGTCAAGATGTAACTCAGCAAAATCCTAACTTAGAGCTTGAGTGCAAACGTCAGTACCTTACAGAAGTTATTGTTACTGGTGGTAATACTTTTCAAGTTACCGTAGATCAACGAGGTAAAGATAAAGTACATGATTTACAAGTTGGTGATCCCATTCAGACTCTTAGTTTTTGGAATGGTGCAACTGTTTTAATAAATGTTATTGATCCTCTCGATGGTGGTACATACACTCAAGAAGTTAATGAAATTATTGATATTAAAGATTTAATAGTAACTCAAATTATTAGTGAAACAGTTTTTAAATGCCAAGTGTCTACTGGTAGTTATACAAACGGTACATATCCACAAAGTTCGTATAATCCATTTGGTTCAGGTGACACAGCATATTTCACAGGTGGTAACCCTTGGAGTGAATTTACTATTGGTCAAGAAGTTGATCGCATTGGTGTAACTTTAAATTTCCCACAAGGTTTATATGGTCTAACCAGTGGAGGTGATGACGCACAAAGAGAAGTAAGTGTTTCTATTCAATTACGACCCGTGGGTGAGACAACTTGGAATGAAGCATTTGAAACAGTATATAATGATAGCTTTACATTATCTTCTGCTTATTATAATATTGACAATGATGCAGAATTAGAATCCGTCTATCAGTGGCATTATGTTAATGTTACTTCAGAAGGTAAATTAGTACTGCGTTCTGGTTCCATAACTAATAATAAAAATGCAAATCCAAGTGGAACTTTATTAACTAGATTACAACAGGCTTCTGGTGTAGGTTTTAATTCTACTTTTGAATACTTACCTGCTGTATTATCTCAAGAAGAAACAATCTATAAAGTTTGTGTTTATGGTAATGTAATTACAGATGTAGTGGATACTCGTTCTGGTGTTATTTCTTCAGGTTGTGCAAGTAATATTGCTGCGGGTACTGGTTTATCTGCTGCAAGATTTTTCAGTGTAGCCAGTGGTGTTATTATTAGAATTTCTGAAAACGATCCTACTTTTGATCTTACAAAGAGTACTTTTTTCTTGAAAGATATTATTAAGTACGGTTATTCTAAAACTATATCTTTTAATGTATCACGAGCAAATTATGAAGTTAGAGTAAAACGAACAAATTCCAATACTTACATCACGGATACAACATCAGATACCTGCATATTATCTTCTATTACAGGTTACACAAATACTAGACCTATTGTTTTACCTAAAGATAGTTACAATAGTCCAATTAAATTAGCACGTTCTGCTTTGAAGATTCGTTCAACTGGTCAAATCAACGGTTTAGTTGAAGGTGTTACTGCTACTGTACAGACTCTTGGTGAAGATTTCCAAGGTGGAGTATGGGTTGCAAATCAACCTATTAGAAACCCTGCAGCTTTGTTTAGGCACGTTCTAAAGCATCAAGGTAACGCAAAAGCTTCTTCAGTACTAATTGACGATGCAGCAATTAATGCTTGGTATACATATTGTAAGACTAATGCTTTTAACTTTGACAAGATTATTTTAGAACCAAATTCTTTACTTGAAGTATTAAAGGACATTGCTGCTGCTGGTAGAGCTTCACCTACAATGGTTGATGGTAAATGGTCTGTTGTTGTTGATGTACCAAAAGAAACAATCGCACAGCATTTTACACCGCACAATTCTTGGGGTTTTGAAGGTACAAGATCGTTCCCTCAACTTCCACATGCATTCAGAGTAAACTTTAACAATTCTGAAAAGGGTTGGCAAGCTGATGAAATGATTGTATATAATGATGGTTATACTTCCGCTAATTCTACATTGTTTGAAACAATTGAATTACCCGGAGTTACTGAACCAAAGAATATCTACAAACATGCTAGATTCCATCTTGCTCAATTAAAGTTAAGACCAGAAATCTATACACTGAACGTAGATATTGAGCACGTTATTTGTACTCGTGGTGATAGAGTAAAGGTAGTGCATGATGTTCCAACTTGGGGTGTTGGTTCTGGTAGAATAACTTCTGTCATTGCTTACACTGGTACTGTTGGTACAAGGCTTGTATTAGATGAAGCTTTACCAATGGTTGCTGGTACTATTTACGCTGTAAGGATTAGAACTCAATCAAATTCTAGTTTTGTTAAAACAGTAAGACCTGTTGGTTTAAGCGAATATTATGAGGAATTAGAATTAGTAAATTATTCTGGTGGTGTTTTTACTGCTTATGATGCAACTTCCGATAATTTAAATCCTGATGATTTATTATTATTTGGTGAATATAATCAAGAATCAGTTGATCTAATTGTTCAGTCAATTGAACCATCTGATAATATGTCTGCTAGATTAACGCTAGTTGATTATTCTCCAGCTATCTATAATTCAGATTCAGAAGTTATCCCTGCATTTAATAGTCAAATAACAAAACCCGCTGGTTCATTAGAAAGTGTAATTACTTATATTCCTACAATAGAATCAACTAAGATTGTTAGTGATGATAAAGTAATGGAAAAAGTTGGACCTAGTAGTTTTATCTATAAGATGCTAGTACCAATTACACCTTTAAATACTACAAATGCTTCTTTACAAAAGATTAAATATCTACAAGGTGAAATTAAACTTAGTACTGGTAAAGTTTGGCAGAATGCTATTAACACCAAAATAGAAGATAAAGGTATATTATTTACTTCTGTTGTAGAAGGTGCTTCTTATGATATCAGAGTCAGATATATTTCTGATGATGGTAAAGTTGGTGCATGGTCCCCTATTGTAACGCATACTGTATTAGGTAAGACTGTACCACCTGCAAATATTACAGGTTTGACAATCACTGCAGATAGTTTAACAGGTAAATTAATCCTAAAGTGGGATGATAATACTGAAATTGATCTTAAGGGTTATGAAGTTAGAACTGAAGATGCAAATTGGGGAGTTAATAACTCTGCTTTAGTATTCTCAGGCGCAACTAATACTTGTACTACTAATCCCGCTGCCCTAAATGTAGTTAGAACATTTTATGTAAGAGCCTTGGATTTTGGTAAAAAATACAGTGTTGCTTCTGTTTCAGCAAGTTATACTGTAACTGCTCCAGCAACTTACACTGGTACAATTACATCATCATATGCAGATACATCAACAACTGACTCTACTGTTACATTAAATTGGACAGCAGCGCCAGCAGGTGTATTCGCAATTAATAAGTATGAAGTTACTATTGTTAAACCTAGTGCTACCGTTGTGCAAGAAATCTCAGGATTAACTTGGACTACTTTAGCCAATTGGGTAGGTAATGCTACTGTTACAATTAAATCAATTGATATTCTTGGTAATAAATCCGTTGCTGCATCTACTGGTGTAGTAATTGCTAAATCAAGACCAACTGCTCCAGCTTCTGTTACCTTTACGATATCTGACTCACAAGTTTATGCTGATTGGGCAGATGTTGCTAAGACAACTCTTCCTGTTGCTGGTTATGAAATCAGAAAGAATAACACAGGTTGGGGTACAAATGACACTAACTTTGTATGGAGAGGTTCTGTATCCAATGCTACTTTAAAGGGTTTAATCGCTGGTGCAAATAACTGGTACATCAATACTTTTGATACTGATAATGTTTATGCATCTTCTGGTACACTGATTACTTATACTGTACAAAGACCTGCGATTGCAACAAGTTTAACTGCTACATTTAGTGATACTTCAACAACCAGTGCTGTTGTAAAATTTGATTGGATAGCTCCTGCAGTTACAACTTTTGGAATTAAAAAGTACATTGCTACATTAACTAAACCCGCTGGTGGTACTGTAACAGCATCTTTGGATTCAACTACTTGGACAATTGCTGCTGATTGGACAGGTACTGCAACTTTAGCAATAACCACTGTTGACATGCTGGACTTTTCTTCAGCTACCAATGCAACTTTAAACGTAGTAAAATCAGCACCTAATGACGTAGGGACTGTTACTTTTACACCTTCAGTTAATGAAATGGTTGTTAAGTGGACACCAATTGCTAAAACAACTCTTCCAATTGCTGGTTATGAAATTAGAGCTAATGACACAGGTTGGGGTACTTCAACAGGTTTAACTTGGAGAGGTGCAACAAATACTACATCAATTGGTTCTCTCAGCACTGGTTCAAATGTTTTCTATATTAAAGCTTTTGATACAGAAGGTGTTTATAGTACATTGGCTACTTCTTTTGATCTAGTAGTTAATGCACCATTGGCTTCCGATTCTCTGGTCACAACTTATGCTAACACTTCTACAAGTGGTACAACAGTTACTTTTAAGTGGACAGGAAACAAAGGTACTTTTGATATTTCGTCTTATAATATTACTCTCACTAAACCCGGAAGTATTGTAATAACCGCTAATGTCTCAGCTAACACCTTTACAACCGCTGCTGATTGGTTAGGTGATGCTACATTAGATATTGTCGCTGTAGATACCTCTAACAACGCAGGTGCTAACTTCAGTTCTACCATAGGTAAAACTCGACCTGTTGCACCGACTACTGTTACAACAACTGCTTCACCAACTGGTTTAACAATTGCTTGGAACGAAGGTGTTAAAGGTAGTTTACCAATTGCTGGTTATGAACTAAGAGCAACTGGTAGTTCTCCCGGAGGTACTGATTACATTTGGAAAGGTACAGCTTCATCTGTTACTGTTTCAAATCTAGTTCTAGGTGCTAACACTTGGGACTTATGGGCATTTGATACTGACTTGCGTTATTCACTTGTTGCTCGTCCAGTTAGTTATACTACTGTAAGACCAAGTAATCCGCAGACTTTATCTGGAGCGTTTAATACTTCATTGACCAACTCCTTAGCTGAATTCAAATGGGTTAAGCCATCAACCAGTGTATTTGGTATTGAAAGATACGAAGTTTCATTAACTACAACTGATCCTGTTAGAACAATTAATAGTACTAGACTCACTACTGATTGGGCTGTACCTGCTGATTGGTTAGGTAATGCTACTTTGTCTGTAACTGCTTACGATAACCTTGGTTTTGCTTCACTTGCACAAACTTTTGTATTAGCTAAAGTTGTTCCAAATCAACCCGGAGCATTTTTAACTCCCGGTATTAAAGGTACTGCGTTATCTTTGGATTGGCCTGACAATATTAAAACATCACTACCTATTGTTGGTTATGAACTAAGAAGTTCTGATACTAATTGGGGTGGTACTGGTTTTATTTGGAAAGGTTCTGCATCTAATACTTCTGTTGATATGGTTGGTATTACAAGCGGTACTACTTCAAGCTGGTATCTAAGAGCGTATGATTCAGATAATAGATATAGTTCATCTTCTAGACTATTTCAATACACTGTAGCTGCACCTGTAAATACTGCAAGTATAACTTATCAGTTCGTTGATACAAGTCTAACAAGTGCTACTGTATCTTTAAGATGGTTAGATACTTCTCCTACTTTTGGTTTAAAGCATTATGAAATTACAGGTGCATTGTCTGTACCCACTACTACTACTGCAAACAGTAATTTATTAACTCTAACAAGTACTAAAGGTATTCTTGTAAGTGATGTTCTATCAGGTAATGCAAACATTCCTGCAGGTAGAAAAGTTACTCAGATTATTAGCGCAACTCAATTGTATATTGATAATGCTGCTGGTGTTCTTGCTGGTACTTCCGTTGGTACTGTCTACAATAATATCAATTACTCAAATTCTACATCAATAACGCAAGACGCTGATTGGTTAGGTGATAAGATTTATACAGTAAGAACAGTGGACTTAATCGGTAATAAATCAACAGGAACTCCTATCAGTGTAACTAAAGAAACACCTCATGCTGCTAGTAACTTAAAAGCACAGGTTATTGATAATACCGTATTGTTGTATTGGGACTTACCTCAGATTACATCGCTTCCAATTTCACACGTTCTTATTAAGAAGGGTGCTACTTGGAATACAGCAAGTATAATCGGTACTAAGTCTGGTACATTCACTACTGTTACAGAACTTCAAGGTGGTTTATACACATATTGGATTGCTGTAGTAGATACCGATAACAATGAGTCCATTCCTATTAGTTTAGCTGCTACTGTTTCACAACCTCCTGATTATATTTTTAACGCAGAGTACATTAGCACCTTTACAGGAACCAAATCTAATGCTATAATAGAGGCTAACACAGGATATTTAGTATTACCAGTTGATACTGTTGAAAGTTTCTCAGGACACTTTACAACAAGATCATGGAATACTCCTACTGATCAAATCAATGCAGGTTTTCCAATTTATATTCAACCGGGAACTACCTCTGGTTACTATGAAGAAGTCTTTGACTATGGAACAACTCTTGGTAGTAGTCAGATTACAGTATCTCTTTCTGGTGTAAATATTGCAGGTTCTCCTGATATTTCTGTTACAATTAGTTCTTCATTGAACGGTAGTACATATACTTCATTCCCTGCAGGTACAAGTGCTTTCGCTACTAACTTTAGATATATTAAAGTCAGAGTAAGCGCAACACAAGTTACTTCAGGTAATATTTATAGTATTAGCGGTTTAGTTGTAAGACTTGATGCTAAACAGAAAACTGATTCGGGTTCCTCAGTATTGGCAATCGGTGGATCACATGCTCAAGGAAGCGTTATTCCTGATTATTATACATGGACTGCTGGTATGACAATGCCACCTTCTGGTTATACTTTAATTGGTACTGCTGCTGAAAATACAATTATTACAGCTAGTGGGCCAAGTACAAGTAATGAAAATATCTGGACTTGTATTGATGCAGACACTTCATTAAATGATGATGGTGGTTTCCAGAGTATTTATTCAGATATTGATTCAACTAAAGGTTACATGTTTGCTGTATTTGTGAAAACAACTACAAATAATGGTGTTAGCTATTTTGGTACAGCTAATAATAATTCCATATCTAACTTAGCTGGAACTGTGAATGCTAACCCATATTTCTGGACTGGAGATTTACCTGCATTGAATACTTGGTATTTACTGATTGGTTATGTCTATCCATCTAGTTATGGTACTGTTGATGGTGGCATCTCTGGTATTTATAATATGTCAGGAACTAAGGTTGTTTCTGCTACAAGTTATAAGTTTACAGCAGGTGCTCTTCAGACTATGCAAAGATGTTTTCATTGGAATAACCCAACAGGAACAGGTACACAAGTTCAATTCATGGCTAGACCAGTTGTTATCCAATGCGATGCAGCAGACGCAGCTTCAAAGATTTCGTATCTATTGAAATGCACAAACGATTATGGTGCTACTGTAGTACCTAATATAGATTATGTAGATGTTACATCTATTACAACAACTCCAAATAGTGTTAACCCAACAACAACTGTTGTAGATTTCTTTGATAAACCTTATCCTACTAGGTTTAACATCTTTAACTACAATTCAGCAGGTGCAAATGTAGGTGGAACAATATCTTGGACTGTACGAGGTTATTAAATAGGAGAAATCAATGGCAAATCATAACTTGCCTCAGACAACCAGTACGTATGTAAACTTCGTTTCTGAACTTGACGGAAGGTTTGACGACCTTTCCGTTGGTTTGGACCCTGCAGTTACTACGGCAACAAACGTTCCAACTAACTCAATTAGATGGAATAGTGCGTTGCGTTATTGGGAGAAATATAACGGTACAACTTGGGGTGCTCTGAGCACCTCTTTTTCTATCAACATTAACGGCTCTGTTGGTGCTACTACTGCATCAACAGGTGCTTTTACTACGCTGTCATCTAGTGGTACTACTGCTCTTGCTAGTGGTACTACAATTGGTGGTAATGCTGCTGTAACTGTTAGCGATACTCAAACGCTAACTAACAAAACACTCACTGCTCCTGTAATTTCAACTATTACTAACACTGGTACAATTACTTTACCTACATCAACTGATACACTAGTTGGTAGAGCTACTACAGATACCTTAACTAATAAAACTTTGACTGCTCCAAGATTTGCAGATTTGGGTTTTATTGCTGATGCTGCTGGTAATGAACTATTGGAATTCGACAGTAATGCTTCTGCTGTAAACTATGTTGCTGTAATTAATGCAGCAACTGGTGTAAAACCTACTGTTGCTGCTAGAGGTGGTGATACCAACATTAGTTTAGATTTAGTTTCCAAAGGTACAGGTACTGTTCAAGCTAACGGTGTGGATATTGATACAGTTAGTGGTACTCAAACATTAACCAATAAAACTTTAACAACTCCAGTATTATCAGGTACAGCATCTGGTACAACTGCAGGTAGACTAGGTTACTTATCAGGTGCATTTACTTATGGTAACGGTACTGTTCAAAGAACTGTAGTTAATACTGACGAAGCTCAAACTTTAACCAATAAGACATTATCTACAAGTTCAGTATGGAACGGTAATACGGTAGCCGTTGGTTACGGTGGTACAGGTACAACAACTGCACCATCTCAAGGTGGTATTATCTTTGGTAATAGCACTACTGCTTATGCTTCTACTGCTGCTGGTACTGCTGGTCAAGTTCTGCAAAGTAATGGTGCTTCTGCTCCAACTTGGGCTTCTTTTGATCTAAGTATTCATGCTGCTGATTCTTCATATAAGAAAATCGTAAGAGTTGCAACAACTGCAGATTTACCTGCAAGTACTTTTGCGGCTAACGTATTAACTGGTTATGATGACACTTTCAGTCTAGCAGTAACTACAACTCTTTCCACTACTGCTACTACGACTTCTACTGCTGGTATCAAAGTTGGTGCTGTCCTATCCGGTAACGCTAATATTCCAGTTGGTACTACCGTTGTTTCGATTACGAACGCAACTACTTTTGTTCTTTCAGCAGCAGCTACTGTAGCTGGTACTGCTGTTGCAACTACATTTACACAAGTCATTGCGGCTCTTTCAATTGACGGTGTGGCTGTTGCTGTAAACGACAGAGTTCTTGTAAAAGATCAACGCACTTTAGGTGGTTTAATTGCTACTGATGCACCTAAGTATAACGGTGTTTATACTGTTACAGCAATTGGTTCTACTACAGTTCCTTGGACATTGACTCGTTCTGTAGATGCTGATTCATCCGGTGACTTAGATGGTGCTATTGTAAACGTAAGCGTAGGTACAGTTAACTCCGGTAAAAGTTTCAAGACTTACTTTACAGGAACTTCTACTCTTAATACTACAGTAATGCTTTGGAATAGATTTGTGGATGCAAACGCTTCTAGTTTTATCCCTACACCAGTTACTACAGCAGGTATTAATATTGCTATTCCTTCTGCGACTACAATGACAGTAGCAGGTGCTGTTGCTCATTTAGCTTCAAATTCATTAGGTATAGAAACATTACAATCTAGTTCAGCTAGTACCTATACAAACGCAAGTACTTTATATATTGCTGGTGCTCCTGTTGCAAGTACTAACGTAACAATTAGTAGCCGTTGGTCACTATTTGTTGCTGGAGGTGATACTTATTTAGGTGGTAATCAAATAATTGGTGGTTTATTACAGGTAACAGGTACTGCGATTTCTGCGGGTACTTTTAACGCAAGTACAACAACTCCAGTAAATACTACTCGTTTAAACTACGAAGGTAATTTTTATACTACAAACTTGAACTTACTAGGTGCTGGTGATACAGCAACTGCAGCTAGTCACTACTTTGTAGAAACAGCTAGTGATGGTTTTGTTAGACCTAAGACTTTAGCTAATGCTCAAGCTGAGATAGTAACTACTGCTACTGTATCTGCAACTACATTAACTGCAGGTTCAACAAGTACTGGTGCTTTAAAGTACAATGGTACAACTGCTGCTGCAGGTCAACTTGATGGTGGAACTACAACTCCAACTGGTACTACTCGTTTAAACTACGGTGGTGCTTTTTATCCTACAAGTTTAAACTTAGTTGGTACAGCAGATACGGCAACTGCAGCTACCCATTATTATGTAGAAACAGGCACAGACGGTGTAGTTAGACCTAAACTTTTAGCTAACGTACAATCTGAACTTGTAACAACTGCTGCTGTCAATTCCGCTGCTGCAACTACAGTAGGTACAATCACTACAGGTGTATGGAATGCTACAGACGTTTCTTTAGCCGCTGGTGGTACTAACGCTTCTCTAACTGCAGTAAACGGTGGTATCGTCTATTCTGGTGCTTCTGCAATGGCTATTAGTGCCGCTGGTACATCTGGTCAAGTATTGCTCTCAGGTGGTGCTGCTGCTCCTACATGGGGTACTGTTGCATTAGCAGCAGGTGGTACAGGTGCTACGACTCAAATTGCTGCTCTACAAAACTTAGGTGCTATTGCTGCTCAAACTGTAGCAAAGACTGCAGCTTATACTGTAGTAGTTGGTGATCGTGGTGATGTTATCTTATGCTCTGGTACATTCAGTGTATCTTTAACTGCTGCTGCTACTTTAGCTAACGGTTTCTCTGTAGGTATCATTAATACTGGTACAGGTACAATTACTATTGACCCCAACAGTGCAGAATTAATTGATGGTGCAGCTACTAAGGTATTGACACCCGGACAATCTTGTATTATAATCACAGATGGAACTTCATGGAGAACATTGGGTTTAAGTGGAGGTGGTGCAACTGGTGGTGGTGCTGATCAGATTTTCTATGAGAATGGTCAAGCAGTAACTACTAACTATACCGTTGCTACTGGTAAAAATGCAATGAGTGCTGGACCTATTACTATTAACAGTGGTATTACGGTAACTGTATCAAGTGGCTCTGTATGGACTGTTGTATAATGAATAAGGAAAATAATAATGTCAACAATTAAATGCACAACAATCCAGAATTTATCTGGTGTTGAGGTATATACAGCAAAAGCTTGGGTTAACTTTAGTGGTATTAGTACTATTACAATACGAGCTTCCGGTAATGTTTCAAGTATTACTGATAATGGAGTAGGTAATTATAATGTAAACTTTACTAATGCTATGGTAGACAGTGATTATGCTGTATCTGGATGGGCAAATGCAGATACACCAACAGGTACTCTTTCTGGTTATTTCGTTAGCGGTTCCGAAGTTTCGTATTTCAGGACATCTAGTTCGATAAGGATTGGTACATGGTCAGTTGGTAATGGTCACACACTGCAAGACTTACCACAGGTAAACGTTGTAATCTTCCGCTAATCTAAAAGGACCAACAAATGTCAACAATAAAAACAGACACCCTTCAAAACGTAGCGGGTACATTGACCGTTCCGGTAGGTACAGTAGTAAACGGTAGTGCAAAAGCTTGGGTTAACTTTAACGGTACAGGTACTGTAGCTATTCGTGCAGCTTTTAATGTAAGTAGTATTACTGATAATGGTACTGGTGATTATACTGTAAACTTTACTAATGCTATGACAGATGCTAACTATTGCTTCACAGCTTCAGGATCGAGTGGAGACAATATTGACACAGTGGTTGGTGGTCAATGTTTTAACTCAAGAACATCTTTTCCTCCTACTACAAGTGCTCTACGTGGATTTTGGAAGCAGGGGAACTCGTCTGGTCCAATCGACTGCAACATTGTGTGTATATCCATCTTCCGCTAATTAATCGTCAACTTTAACATAAAGGAAATATAATGACAAATAGAATCATTTATAAAACACCAGATGGAGGCGTTGCGGTTATCATTCCAGCACCTGAATCTGGTTTAACTATTCAACAAATTGCAGCCAAAGATGTACCACACGGTACTCCTTACGAAATTGTAGATGCTGCAGATATCCCACAAGATCGTACTTTCCGTAACGCTTGGACAATGGAGTAAAGTTATGCCTATTATTGTAAACATGCAAAAAGCATTGGAAATCAAAAAAGATATGATTCGTGCAGAACGTGCTCCACTTTTAGCTGCTCTTGATATCGAAATGATGAGAGCCATTGAAGCTGGTGATACAGCAAAGCAAGCTGAGATTGGAGCTAAAAAGCAAGCTCTAAGAGATGCAACAACTGACCCTGTTGTGGTATATGCAACTACACCTGAAGAACTAAAAGCTGCTATACCTACTGCTTTAGCTGGAGAGTAATATGGCAGTTACTATTAATGGTACTAATGGTATTGTCTTTAATGATGGTACAACACAGAGCACTGCTATAACATCAACCACTGTTTTAAACGCAACCGCAGGGGCTGCTGTTGGAGCAGTTGGAACGTATGCGTTTATGGTTGATGTTAATCTTGCGGCAAACGCAACTAGAACACCGGGAACAACTTTGGCGGGAACTGGCTTGCGATATGGTGGTGCAGCTTTAGCGGGTGGTAACTACGCCGGGAGTTCGACAGTAACTCCCGCTGTAGCTGGAACATGGCGATTGATGGGTTTTTCGGCTGGCGTAGTAGATGGAGGTTGTGGTGCAGTTGGTGATGGTAGGCTTAGTCTTTGGCTAAGAATTTCTTAAGAGGAAAAATTATGCAAGCAACACTTAACTCCCTGACAAACCCCGTGTGGGGCAACGCAGAACACACTGCAATAAATTGTGAAATCACAACATCACAATTTGGCGATGAGGTTTTACCATTCACTGCATCACCAAATGACGTTGAGTCACATGGTCGTGCAATATTTGCAGACATTGTTGATGGAACATATGGTCCAATCGCTGAATATATCCCTCCACCAGAGCCTGTGCAGCCTGTTACGGAAGGTGCTCAGACGCTATGAACACAGTAGCCCCACGCTTTGTTGTCACACAAAACGGCACAACCCTGAATGTCTACCACACCAAAAAAGGCGAAGGGTTACCAAAGCACGAACATCTGTATTCACACCTTACAATGTGTCACTCAGGGTGTTGCATTGTTCGCAAAGAGGGTCGTGAGTTGGTAATGACTAAAGACACTCAGCCTGTAAATCTTGTCGCAAACGAATGGCATGAAATTGAAGCATTGGAAGATGGCACTGTGTTTGTAAATGTTTTTGCCAATATAACCAATTAAAGGAGAAATATGAAATCATTAAACATTCAATTAGAACTAGAGGACGTACAAAAAGTACTAGAAATCTTAGGTGACTTACCAACTAAATCCGGGGTCTATCCTCTGTGCATGAAGTTTAAATTACAAACTGAAGAACAACTCAATAAAGTTGAACCAGAAGTAGTAATCGAAGATAAATAACCCTTGATTTTCATCAACATTAATGATATAATAAATCATTGCTAGGTCACCTTCGGGTGGCCTATTTTCGTTTATATCCTTAAGTAGTCTGAAAGTAGTAGTATGTCTGAACAAATTGAACACCGTGTTATTAAGTTAGAGTTAAGAGTAGAAGATCATGCTGAAGAACTAAAGAAACTTCAGGATATTTCAACTGATTTACGCAACTCCTTAACTGGTATAGAAAATACATTAAATCAAATCAAGTATTTAGCGATAGGTGCTGTAGTAGTGGTATTGTCACAAGCAATGGGTATTACTAATGTAATTAAACTTATATTGGGTGTGTGATGATTGATCCGGTAAGTGCTTTTGCAATAGCAACTGCTGCTTATAATGCAGTAAAGCAAGGTATTGAAGTTGGTAGAGAATTACATGAAGTTTCTGGAGCATTGGGTAAATTCTTCACTGCAGTATCTGATGTAAAGCAATCCGAAGAAGAAGTACAAAATCCTTCAATATTTAAGAAGTTAATCAGCAAAGGTTCCGTAGAGCAAGAAGCCCTAGATAACCTAGTAAGACGCAGAGCAGTAATTAAACAAGAATATGAGTTAATGATGCTAGTGAAGATGGCTTACGGTGAAGCTGCTTATCGAGAAATGATAGATGAAAGAAGAGCTATTATAGCCAAGAGAATCAGAGATAAGAAACTGCAAATAGCGCACAAGAAACAAGTCATAGAAAATATATTCTTGTATTCAATGCTTGCAATTGCTTTGTATTTAGCTTATCTATTATTTATGGTAGTATATCAATTAATGACTTAAGGTGCATTATGTCAAAAAAACTAGAAGCAAATTCCATTTATGAACAATTTGATGCAGACCATGACGGTATTGTAACTGACGATGAATTAAATCGCAGCGAAAGAATGCTACAAATAGATAACATGGATAAATTAGCTGATCAACAGCGATTAATGGCATGGGCAGCTTTATTCTTACCATTTTTAACTATTATATTAATGACACTACCTTTTGTTAGTTCTGAAAAAGTTAATCTAATAATGGGTTTAGCAACTACATTCTCTGCTGCAATGGGTACTATCGTTGTTGCATTCATGGCAGCTACAGCTTATATTCGTGGTACTATGAATAAGGATAATAAGGAATAATATGAATTACTATATCACTGCTGGCTTAACTGCTTGTGCTTTCGTTGCGGGTTTCTTGGTCCAAGGTTGGCGTATGGATTCTGTTATCAGTGATATTCATACTCAGCATTCCAAAGCTTTAGCTACCGCTACACAACAAGTTTTAGATCAATCAACAGAATTGCAAAGGAAAAAAGATGCTGCACTACAACAAGCACAAGTCAAAGCTAAACAAAACGCTGCTGCTGCCTCTGCTGCTCAGTCTGAGCTTAATTGGGTGCGGGACTACAACACCCGTAATAGTGCCACCATCAATAGTTCTACCTGCACCTCCGTTAGAGACTACGCAGCAACCGCAACAACCGTATTCGGAGAGTGTTCAGTTGCTCTTGAAGAAATGGCGAGAAAAGCTGATGGTCACGCCCTTGATGCCAGAACGTTGATTCAATCATGGCCTACATCCTCTGCAAAATAATAGAAAGAATATATGACACAGTTGTCGAAGAACTTTTCCTTAGCTGAACTAACATACTCTGGTACTGCAATTAGTAAAGGTATTGATAATACACCAACTCCTGAGATTATCGCTAATATGCAAATCCTAGTAGATAATGTATTGCAACCATTACGTGAAAAACTAGGTAAGCCTCTAAAGATTAATAGCGGTTATCGCTCCCCTGCAGTTAATACAGCAGTAGGTGGTAGTGCTACTTCTGATCATTGCAAAGGTCAAGCTGCTGATATTGAAATCGCAGGTATGGCTAATGGTGATCTTGCTAATTATATCATAGAGAACTTTAAGTTCACGCAAGTTATTCTTGAGTTTTATACACAAGGATTACCAAACTCAGGTTGGGTACATGTATCATATAATCCTGACAATCTAAAATGCCAAGTATTAACAGCAGTTAAACAAAATGGTAAAACCGTGTATCTAAACGGTATTCATATGTAAAAAGAAAACCCGGATATCCTTTACAGGACTCCGGGCATTTTTACGTCTGTACTTTACGCAACAAACTCTTTTAATTGTTCAGCATTCATGTAACCTGACTTACGCCGCATGACTTGATTATCGCTCATGAGAAGTAAAGTTGGTACTCCACGAATATCGTATTCAGTTGTAGCTGTAGGGTCAGCATCAATGTCTACTGTTTCTACTGGAATACCTAGATCAGTATCTTGGATTACTTTACTAAGCATTTTACATGGAGCACACCAATGAGCTTTAAATACTACTAGTTTTTGCATACGTTTTCCTTTACAAATTCAAAATAAACACAGTGATGATCACCATGTACTTCTTCAGCATCTTTCATCTCTTTTAGTTTTTCTTTCACAACTTTCATTTTACAACCTACAAATACTAAAGTAGATTTATGATTGGTACTATACAATGTTTCTTCGTCATTTTGATCATACCGTTCATAATTGTGTGAGTTTCTGATTATTTTATAAATCATTGACAAGCTTCGCATTCACCCTTACTGGCTTGTACACCAGCTTGAGTATAAATATAATACAACGCTAAGATATTAGGGTCACGGAAAGCTTCAGCGTGAACTTCAGCGATCCAAGCAGGGTCTTCATCTGCTGCAAAGAACAGGTTTAGAGACTGCCATTGATCAATGTATCGACTACGTGCAGATGCTAATCTTAGCACAGCTTTCTGGTTGATTTCAAAAGCAGTTTTAAATACTTGCTTTTCATCATCGGTTAGCCATTCTACGTGCTGAACGGAACCTTGCTTATCTGTAATCTCTTGCACATGTTTCTTGGTGTAGACACCCTTCTTTTTCATTAGCTCAAGTAGTACAGGATTCAAGCGATCAATTTCACCTGCAGAAGTCATCTGATTGTAACTCATAGCTGGATCAGGGTTAATACCTTCTGATACACCACCCATTAGTAAAGCAGTTGATTTAGTTGGTGCAATAGCAATCAAGTGCGTATTACGAATACCATAACCTTTACACCACTCTGGTTCACCTAATAGTGCAGCCATAGCTTTAGTAGCACCTTGAGCTTGTTCCCAAATACTAGCTTGAATCTCTTGACTTAACCTATGTGCATCAAAGCCTTCAAACGGTAGCATCTCTTGCATAAACAGCGTATGGATACCACATAGACCTAAACCAAGTGCTCGGCTCTTCTTAGTGAATCGTACAGCTTTCTCTAGACCGTTAATACCTTCTGCTCTTTCGATGAATTCAGAAGCTACACAATCTAAAAAGACTGTTGCCCAATAAGCTGCATTGGTGTGCTGCCATTCTCTGTACTTAGCTGCATTCATTGAAGATAGTACGCAAGTGTAAGTATGATCTAAATCATTGAACAGCATAATCTCAGAACATAGCTGAGAGTTATTAATCTTTAGTCCATGATCTACATAAGTAACTGGACGTTTAGCATTAGCTTTGTCAATAAAGAAGAAGTAACCTTTACCAGTCACCATCTTGATCTTCATGGCTTTCTGAAAGCGTTCAATAGCATCACGGTCACCTGCTTCCAAACGATCAATGAATGATTGTCGAATGGTCCAACCTGCATTCAAATCATCGGGTTCAGCTAAGATATGATCAGAGATTTCGTTGAAGTCACCATGTTCGATATCTAGATAGAAAGCCCAAGCACCTCTACGTGCAGTACCTTGTGCGATATTACGCATAGCGTTAACATGCTCTTTAATCACAGGTAGAACACCAGAGGCTTTACCACCTACGCTAATCTTTGAACCACGAGGACGAATAGAACTGAGGTCAGTTGCTGTACCAAAACCGTATTTAGTCAACATAGCAACTTCATGCAAGTTCGTGTAGAAACCATCCACCGAATCATCAGCAATGGTTCCTGAGCACGAAACGGGCATTCCACGGCTTGTTCCCATGTTAGCTAGTACAGGGGTGCTAGGAGACAACCAACCGTTCCAAAGCAGTTTAAAGAACTCTGATTCAGCATTAGGAAGCATAGGAACGTGTTTTGCTGCAGTACGGGCTATCCTCTCAAATTGACCACGTACAGAACGACCTTCAGTTTGATATTCATATTTATCTTTGAACATCTGATAACCTGCAGTTGTATACCACTGAGGAACTAAATCTTGCTCCTGTAGTTTCTTGCGCTCTTCACTTAGTTCTTTGTAAATATTACTCATTCAAATTCCTCTTCGGGATCATATTGGGTTTCTGAAACATCAAAGTTTGTGTCTGCCAATACATCTAACCAAATGAAGTCAGGTATACGTGGACCTTGAAAAACAATGCGATGATTGATAATCATTTGAACCCAATTACCACTAGTAGATTTGCGTAATTCTATGCAATTTTTATTTACAACTTTACTCATTTACATTCTCCTTTTTCCATACAAAATCTGCACTATCCCAACTGCGATGATACTGATTACCCATACCACTGAAGAAGTCATTGAAGGTGTAATCGTTGATACCCTTGTAGAACCATTCCGAAATAGGATTGTACTTCACATCGTACTCTTTTGCAAACCCCAATTGCTTCAAGCATTCATTAACCCTAGATTGTACAAAGTTCTCAAGCTGATGTGCAGTAATACCTTTGATCTCACCTTGCTCAAATAACTTAGCAATAATCTGGCATTCGTGCTCATAAAGCTTTTGTGCTACTAGTCGAACTTGTGCTTCAATTGCTAGTTTATGTAACTCAAATGCTTCAGGTGACAACTTTTGTTTTAACTGCTCTAACTTGTACTTGAAAGCCCAAGCTCCACCAGTAGAGTGCATATTTTCATCACGCACTGAGAAGTTAATCCCACGCACAATGTTCATTAGCTTATTCTTACCTTGAGACTGATAGTGCTTTAGGAATGCAAAGGATGAATACAAGATTACACCCTCCACCATTGAAAAAGCTGCTAGTGAAATTAAGTCATCAGGATGATCAATGATTTCACCAATGTGCTCTACTCTTTGATTTAATACAGGATCATTTAGATACGATGTATAAAATTCAGGTGTATCAATGTGCAATAGCTGATTGATCTTATTGTAAAACGGTGCATGAACAGCTAGTTCAAACATAGAGAAGACCGAAGCCATTCTATGAAACTCTGCACCATTAAACATATTCTTAAACCGTCCACCCCAATACTCTGAACCAGCGTGTGTTTCGTAGATACTGAATAGTTTCAATGTAGTGATCACTGCATGTTTTTCTGCAGGTGTGAAGTTCACCAATACATCTTGAATATCTTTCTCTACTTTGATTTCATCCGGTAACCAGAATACTTTCAATTGCTGATCTGCAAACTCAACTGGTTCCTGTCGTTCATTGATAGGTAACAAGTATTTTTCTAGCATTTAGTCTTCCTCTGTTGTTGTAGCATATTTATCTCTGGATTCCAACAATGCTTGAGCATCTTCAGTTTCATATCGAGCACGATAAATATCTTCTGTTAATTTACTTCCACTAGCTTTATCAATTGCTGGTCTACTTGCGTAACCACTTTTAATCCAAGCTTCATCTAATCGTTCCTCACCAACCCATCGACTGCATACAACAATTTCGTTAAAACGATTCCTGTGCTGTAGTGCATCTTGCCTTTGGTATGGTCTATCTACATTCATTCCTAAAGAATAAAGAAAGTTCTTAAATTCTTCATCCTTGTCCTCAAATGCACTGGAGTAATTTGGCATTACTTTTATAATCTCCGATTCAGAAATAATACATAAAGCTACAATTGCATTTGGGCGTGTTGGTTTTTTATTCATTGTTACTACCTTTCAGAATAAACGAGAGTCCTATTATATCACTGCTTATTGGTTAAATCAAGGTTATCTTGATCGTCAATATCATCCTTTTTATTTTGCAGTTCACGATGTTCATTTACTAATTTAATAGCAACTGCGTACATGATAGCGATAATAAATATTAGAACTAACGCACTAATTACTTGCAATACGATCATTTGTTATCCTTTTGTTTAAGTTGTGGGTCAAGCATGAATTCAAGCAAGAACATTGCATTAACGGCTACAGCAGCGAGATGTGGCATATCTGGTACGCTACTATCAGGGTCATATACTTCGCCTCTCCTATGTGCCTCTAAATGCCTATAAAGAGCATCTAGATAACGCTGTTCTGCATCCTGTACTTTCTTCCAGTTATTACGCTCTTTGTACTTCTTTAGACCAACTGTAAGATTCTTAGCAATTTGTTCTAAAGCATACGCTGGAATTAAGCTGTATTGCAACTTATCTTGATCATACTTAGTACCTGCTGGTTGGTTTTCGGTAACTGTAACAGTATTCGTAGGTTGCCAATCTTGCATTTGTTGAGTAGCTGATCGTAAGTCCACAGCAGAAGCTGGTACAAAAAATGCATCAGTATCTGAACAGTTCATAATCAAATTTGCCTCCCTGCAACCTCTGCTGTCATTACGAAATGCACATGAATAACAACCTTGTGTACCATCTATATCCAATACAGGTGTATATTCTTTACCAATAACTGTAATATTATTGAAACTCATGTTCAGTCCTCCTTAAAACCATTCAGTAGTAAATCTTCAGGGATGCAATTGCTCAGATCATTGCTCTCAAAACCAATAGGTTTCATTACCTTATCTTTCAAATCTTTGATCACAAACAATTCATATTCAGCTTTGTAGTCAACAGTAACTTGCTTACCTTCTTGCTCGTACTTTTGTGCAGTTTGAATAGCAATGTACTCATCAGAAGGATACTTTGTTAAGTTATTGTACGCCGTATCTCGCATAGCTTTGTTCATGTCTACACCAAGATACTCTAGCTTTTGCATCAATCCAAGTGCAGTAACCATTACATCTACTACACCATCAACTACTTCTTTGGCATTGTTATGATCAATACCTTTTTCTTTAATCTCTTTAGTTTCCTCTAAGATTAAGTTGTACTGAAACTCAATATCTTTTAAAGTACAAAGACTATCTTTACCTGCAACGCTATTGAAAGCATAGCAATCATCTTGAAAATCCGAAATGTTGTAATCGTAAATCATGTTTCTCCTTTTAGTGACAAAAAATCCCCGGCTGTTAACCGGGGTGTGAACTCAAATTGTAATCAACGAAGTGTTGTATTGCTAGTATAGCACAGTTTCGTTACATCAACAAGTTCTTTCGCTTTTGTTTTGATGTTTTTGATTCACGATGACGATGTACAGCACCGCATTCATTACAGCGAACTTCATCAAAGACATTCAAAGATGTTTCGATTGTACGACCTGTAACTTCAACGTCTGAACTACCGCATACACGACAACGCATAAGATCATCATCAAAGTACAAAGCTGCATTGAAATCAGAACCTGCACGACCTAGTTGACGAGTACGCAGATAAACATCATACAACAAATCAACGTCTTGTAGGCAGTATTCTACCATCTGTTCCATCGCTTCTTCATCACCTTCTTGAACTTTACGCCATAGTGAAATACCACCAGTGCTGATCTTGCGACCTAGACCGAAGAATTCACCAATTGCATCCAAGCGATTACTAGGTAGCTTTAAGTACTTCTTTACCAGTTGTAGAGTATCTAGTACTTTAACTTGTGGTAGCGGAGGAAAGCCATTGTAGACTGCTCGTGTTTGTACAACCTTATGATCAAAGCCTTGTGAGTTATGAGCTAACACCGCATCAGCTTCTTCATACAATTCAAACAGCTTTGCTACAATTCTGGAGTCATCTTTTTCTAGTACTTCTTCAGGTGTAAGGTGAATACTTTCTGTAGTATTGCTACCTAACCAGCGCCAGCAAGCACATAGTAACCAACCACCATTATCTAAGATATTGTCTTGTGATAGATTAACTTTGAATCGACCAAATGTAAGCGCAGTAGCTGCTGCAGTTTCAGTATCAAATACTAAAATCTTTGGTCCTTCTTTTTGCTTAAATGCTACTTCTTCTGCATTATAGAAAGGCTTAGGATTAGCAATCCAACGATTCCAAATATCGTTAACACTGGTCTTACTGATACCTAGCTGCTCTGCAACGTATCGACTACTCATTCCAGCACCTGTCATTCTTACGACTTGCTCTACGATTGTATCTGAATGCTTCATGTTGCTCCTTGTGCTCCTTGTGCTACGATTGGTCCACCTGCTAATAACATGTTATTGTTACCACGATGGTTTGGTTGATAATACAAACTTGAAGTTTTATTTAAAGCATTTGTTAATGCTGTATATAATTCTTCAGCTTGATCTTTTGTTAGTACAACTTCATTATTTTCGGATAAAACTATTTTGATAGTATGCTCAACTCGCATCATTCTAAGTTTCCTTCCGTTACAGTTGCATCATGTTTGTATATCCAATTCAGAGCATTGAATACTCCATCTCGTTCTCTTGTCCAGTAGGACTTATCATCGACAAATCTTACTTCAAACTCTTCACCTATGTGTTTATTGTACCAAAGAGAACGATTGGTGCATTTGATGATTTTAATCTTCATAATATTCCTTTGTATTATTGATGATGTTGCGGATTGTATCATAACTGTGAGTTCGTGTCAATAGCATTTTCTGAAATAACTTCTTGCGTTCAGTAGCATTCTTACCTGCTGTTTGACCTAAAGATAACAGTACTTTATCTTTTTGTGCTTCCTTTAGCTTATTAAATTCGGTGTTAACTTTGCGTATCCACATATCATGTCGCCAGCGAGAATCATGTTCTTTTTCAAGATAGTCAGCACATTGTCGTAAAAAATTACTAAGAGTGCCATTATACCACCACTTCATATATCTGGTCCACATTTTTTCAATTACACCAAGAGCACTGTTGGCTTGTCTACTAGTGACACCTCTTATAAACATCTGATCATCATGTGAATGCTCTAGAATATGTTGTTTTGGTTCAATTGGTAGTCCGGTTATTGCACAAAGATTGGACTGCTCCGCTGTGAGTAGTTCCCTAACTCTTTTCTTATCTGATGCATTGTATAAATCTTCAGTCAAGATAATTCTCCAAAATCCAATATGAAAACACAATTAATTCTTCTTTAGAAGCATTTGACTTTATTGTATTTGCTTTAAAACTTATTATTTGAATATTAGTCTTTGTATAGCCAAGTTTTGGATCAATCCTGTCTAAGCTAGGTGAATTCGCTGTTGGTTTACCAATACCTTTAAATAAAGGAATGCCAAGTATTTTACAATGACTTGGTATAACCACATCCGATACTTCTATATCAAATGGTAAGTTGAATTTAACTGATCTGTCTTTTGCACTTTGCCATAAAATTCTTTCAGGATTTGAATGTTTTCTTTCAAGATTCGATTTAAGCATTGTGTCTTTATTTTTAAGATAGTACTGTTTAGCATATTCTTTTGCTTTCAGTTTATGCTTTTCCCTGTATAATTTTTGGTATTCTTTTTCGTCAATCGTCATTTGTATCCAATCTTTTATACAAGCGATCAGCTAATGATTCCAGCCTATCAATTTCATCGGCAGCTTCTTCAAGTAAATCCGCAATACGATCAGGTTTACCCTCTTGTACTGACTTTCTATTCTGAATACTTCTGCGAATCTCAGAGCGTTTTCTCAAACGATAAACTAAACTTTCTTCATTCATAAGGATTAACCCCTCTTTCCATTGCGAACTGCATAAAGCTGCTAACGTCATCCCAACTGCGTTTCATGTAGGCACAAGTCCAGTACATCTGCAGCATATCAAACCAATCAGCTTCTTCATGAAATACACCATGACAATCAGTGTAATCAAAAGGTTCAGGATACAGGCGTTTAAACTCCGAAATAACCTTTCGTAAAATCTCCTGTTCAGTTGTGCAACCTTCTAAAGCTTTCATTGCTTTAATTGGACCATAACTTACTTTGGATAATTCATAAGGTTTATATGTATCAGCTAAGTCACCGGATAATACCTGCAGTGCTAAGAAGATTAAACCATCACCTTTGACTGTAGTTTTTACTTTACGTAAATGTCCAATCGTTGGTATCAGGTGAATCTTAGGATTGTCATCAGTCCAGTTAAATAGATGGATTCCTTGACACTGATAGCTATCCTTATCTACGCTTGCTAACACCGCTTCCTGACCGTTTTGAAGGCATTCATAGGCACGTATTGTAACCACATCATCCACTTCCATACCATTCTCAATAACCTTTGCTTTGTACTTGCGTCTTAGATGATTTCTAATTGCTGTCAAATGCACTGGTTTAATCAACTGGTCCCTATTGTCTTTGTACGGTGAAGGTAAAGGTAGTTTATGCCTAAATGTTTGACCACCACCAATATAAATCTCAAGTTCATCACACCAAGTATTTTCAAGTAAAGCACTGATACTTTTATTTGCAGTACCTATAGCAATTGAAATATCCATAGGATGTTGATGATCTGTGATTTCATAAGCTTCGGGTTTAAACTCAATCTCTTTATCAGCTAAAAACTTCTTGAATTCTGTTCTTGTACCGAACTCTTTTTCTCTACCTGACTTTAAATGCTTTGCAATAACTGATCGAGTTTCAGCAGCAGCGGCATGTTTGTACGCTACTAAATCACCATCTACAATTAAGAGTCTTTTACTCATAATCCTCCTTAACGAAAAACCCCAAGGGTATTAGCCTCGGGGTAAAATATTAGCTTCGGCTAATGTCGATAGCTTTCAGAATTTCATCTGATTTAGCTTTCAGTTCATCAACCTTATTTTTAACGATTGCTTTTGCTACTGCACTAACAATTGCTGGATCAAGACCTGATTCTTTAGCTTCATCCTTGATTTCCTTAGCTTCTTCAGCTAGTGATTGCTCTTCAGTATAAATACGAACTAGTTTTGCGATTGCTTCTTTCTGATTCATATTAATCCTTTCGAGTAAAAACTGCTTTGCTGAAAATCGTCAAGTTCAATAGAACTACTGCTGCCCACTGATAGAAACCAAATGGAATTGCTAAGATCGGGAACAAGGTGTTCAACGACCAAATGATAGCAAGAGGTCCAAAGATGATCAGTAACACGGCAAAAGTAAGTAACGCTACAATTGTCATAATATCCCTAGTTTGTTTTGTCATATCAACCTTTCAATCAGAACGGGATTTCATCTTCGTCTTCAACAGCAACTTCAACCTTAGCACGAGCTTTGGGTTTAACTTCTGCTTTAGCTTTTGGTGCTGGTGCAGCTTCTGCTTTAGGCTCATCATCGAATTCGCTTCCGGGTTCATATTCTGGACCTGATTCAGCAACGTATTCAATCATTGAAGTGACTAGTACGTTCTTTAGATACAATGATGCTGTACCATTGGTGCGCTCAAACTTGTCAATACTGATTGAACCGTAAGAACCATTCGCAGGTAGTTTGCTGTTGGTAACATCAACTAGTGCTTTACCGACTTTCTCAAAGACTTTTGGCTTGTACAAATCAGGTACTTCTTTGCCAGTTTTACCTAGCTGAGTTGACTTGCGTAGAGTTACCACCCAAATGTTCTTACCTGCATCTTCTGGAGGTGCTACTTTGTAGATACCTTCAAATTCAGTGGTCTTTACTTTCTTGATGGATGTTTTGGCATCAATACCTTTGGCAAACTCTTCGTACTCATCTACTACATCTTCATCTGTAATAGCTACTGAAGCTTTCCATTCATCTGGTTTCACTGGCTCTCCTGCCTTGACATAAGCTTTTGCTGGCTTATTTAGTTGAACATAGAGAAGCATACCTGTTAGTTTTTGCATAATATTTCCTTTCGACTATTAATAAAAGACTCTATCATAACGGAGATAGTGACCGAAGTGCAATTATAGCAAACTGCAAATGCTTTGTCAATAGTTTATTGACGTTATTTTTGGTGGACAACAACGGGAATCTAACCCGCTTCTCCCTCCTATGCTATTAGGAAGTTTCATACCAGCATCAGGTAATTGACACATCATGTCCATTTGGTGGGTCAGACTGGACTTGAACCAGCACTATCTCGATTATGAGTCGAGGGCTTCACCTTTAAGCTACTGACCCTTATGTATCATAAACAATACCTAAGATAACATTAGATATCATTTATGATGCTTTATTTCTTTTCAAATACAGTGATGGTTTTCTCTACAGGAGTTACCTCAAAAAATTCCTCATAGGTGGAACCTTCGTATGAAGCGTACCAACCTTGGAATTTAATGAATACAACTTGCATACCATCACTGAATGAATACACAGACCAGTAATCAGAACCTTGATCTTCACCGCCGTAACGATCTACTTCTTCAAAAGCAATACCTGCATTTAAAAGTACATTACGAAATTCTATGATTTCTTCTGAGTCCCAATCCCAAGGTTTAACTTGAAATTCACAATTGAAGAAATCTGTGAGTACACTATTATCAGCTTCTGCAAGCAAAGCTACAACTTTATCATTAAGCATGTTATTTCCTTTCAAGGGTTATAAGCATTAAATACTGTACAAGTAATTTCTTGTGGTTTTACAAAACAAAAGTTACTGTACTCATTACCATTATACGATGAATATTGGCAGTTAATCTTAACATAACCAACAATATTTTTACCTTCAAGTACAGCAAAGATAGTATACACTGGATATTCAGTCAAGTCGTATTGATCAACAAGATTGTTAATTACACTTTGATTGTACAATGAATTATCAAAAGTTGATGAATCGTATTTAATACTTAGATTGACATCACGTAAGTGATCATTGATATCATGTTGAATGCTACTTTCTGGTTCATAACCAGTCATGTACTTGGCAATATCAGGTCTATTACCAATAAGATATTTATCAAACGCATTTTTGAAACGTTTATTCCAAGGTAATGCCGTTTGAAGTTGCTTAATTTTCTCTGCAGCTTCTTTTTGAATTTGAGCAATCTGCTGCTCTACTGTTAGCTCCGCTACTTTAGTTCGTGCCATGTTCTAGTTCCTTTCTGATGTTGTCAAACTTCATTGTATCACATAAATTAAAGATTTCAGGATAATTATCTATCGCAAAATCTCTAAACCAACCACTGCACAATGTAGTGCATACTTTATCAAGTGCTTTTAAGTACGCATGTCGTGGTGCATAGTTCCAGTTGCTTGGTACAAGAAAACGCTCGATTGCAATGACCTGTGCTTCTTCAGCTACGCACTTGATTTTATCATCGTTTGATAGCTTATCCCACAAGTCTTCGTCACACCACGCACTACTTGCATTGCGTTGAAGCTGAGTATACAACGGTTTGTCGTGATATGCAACAAGTTCATGCAAATAATCATGATTGTATTTCTTCTCAACGTAGTCATCAAAGAAGTCTTCTACGGATTTCTTCAAACTAGGATGACCTTGTGGGTAAGCTTCCATTGTATAAGCTATGCGCTTTTCCAGAACACGTTCATCAAATGCTGTAAACATACTGCGATACTTTGCAAGATGCTTATGATAGTGCGTAATGTGCTTTTGAAAGCTTAGATCACGCCACAGGTGACTGCGTTTGATAATCGTAAGACCAATTGGATTAACGATGTGCACACGCTGACCTAATATATCAAAAGACTGCTCAGAAGCATACCGTTCAATATCGTAGTTACCTAGTTTATTGAAATCGTGCCATTCAATGCGCTTAGTTGCATCTTCAATTCCATGCAAACTAATAATATCCCAATCAGCATTGGGTTTGCACTTGAAGTCTGCACTCCAGTACTCTAATGCACGAGAACCAATCAGTAGGTTTTTCATATTACTCCTTAGTTATAGTTCAGTATATTCCGTATCTTAGGTATGCCCCCTCATTCCACCACAGAACGATTCGATACCCCAAATAGTAAACCACGTTCGTCTACCCAACCTGAAATATACTGAACTATAACCACCTATCCCTAAATAGGTATTATAGTGTCTTGTTACATCCGGGCGACAACCCTTTGGCCTTGGAAATCCTGCAGTACCACGCCATCAGTACTTGCATTTTAGTGATAGGGCTTTCACCTACCTCGCATCGTGCATTGTTTCTAGGGATTTGAAACTCTGCAGAGGATCGGGACTAAATTTGGTACGACTAGATGGAATCGAACCACCATTCACAGGGTAGAAGCCTGTTGCATTGTCCATTATACTATAGCCGTTTGATATCTCAATTATACATCAGTTTTCAACTCCAAGTCAACACTTCGCAAAATATTTTCTTTGATGTTCAACTGAGCAATCAAGTTCAGATCACTCTTTGGCATACTCATGCTAGATCGTAGCACACCGTTTGCATCAAACTGCTGTAACGTCTGGTACTCTTTATTATACTCGTATTTGTACTTCATGATCCACCTGCATCGTAATATTTCATCAAATAATTGTACACTGTTCTTGGTGCTACAGCAAAGATAACTTCAGGAGTATCATCGCAAAAAGCTTTGTTGGGTGATTTCCACCAGTTGTCAACAAGGTTTTTACCAAGTAGTGCAGTTAGCAGAGCATCACAGCGTTTGCGAAGTATCTCAGATTCAGTTGTCATAATTCCACCCTCCAATATCGTGTGTTTTAAAAGTAGCTCTTGAAATTGCAATTACATGCTCAGGTAGCACTTTAGATGTACCAGCAAACCATTCATCTTCAAAGCAGCATTGCATCTGTGCTATATCATGCTCATAGATTGCTTCGTATATCCACCAAGGTAATCCACCGTAACTCATGCTTTGTCCTTTCTGATAACTAGCTTCTCAGCTTCACTTACATAGTAATCCAAGTCTACATCATAACCGAAATCAGCGATGTTATTGCAGGTCTTTACATTCCAAGATGTGTCAATACCCATTCTTCTATCGCTCTTGTCTTCGCTATCTGGTAGTGCTGGCATCAACTTCATTAGTTTACCACCAGTTTTACAAGGGTAGTATCTACAGATGTTCTGCTGTTGCTCTACACGACCATCTTCAAATTCTAGCACAAGTTTAGAACTGCGAGGGACTTTTGTACGCAGCATGAAATCAAAGATATGACCTTGATCAAGTCTTTCCTGAATGAACTCTCGTACATCCTTACCATGCAACATAGCAGCTTCAGCAGCCATTGGAATCACTAGACCACCTTGGTTTTGATGCCAACCTAAATCTTCGTACTGATAAGCACCTTTGCGCTTTACCTTACCATTTGTGTACAAAGCAATGTAGTTATTCACATCACGAATATACATGTTCTGATAATCTACGAATTCCAAGTCAAGCTTTACATCCTTTTGCCATTGCAAACAGATTGCATTGTACTGCTCTTCAGTATCTCGTGTCATAGCTACAGTCAAACCGTCTGTATTTAGTTGGACTAACTTTAGCTTTGGAATCTGCAGTAAACGATCAGCAAGCATTAGCAAAGACAATTGACCGTTGATGGTAATCGACATTGTAAACTTTGGATCATAGAACACAGAGTATTTATCATTGCTCTTACCGTATGTACCGTTGAGTGCAAGTTTAAGCATTGCATTCTCAGGTGTATTCTTTGCATAGGATTTACGCTGCTCATACATGTCTTGATAAATTGCACAGAACTCTGCACCAAGATGCTCAGGATAAATCTTATTTGAAATAGCAATGTTAGGATACATTGAACTTACGTCAGCGTCCCTTAGCATGTACAGCTTACCTGCACTAGCAACCTTCTCAGATAGAGATGCATGTACACCACCTACTCCAAAATCAATCCTATAGCCATCTACAAGGACATTTAGAGTCTCAGCAATACGGTAGCAACCCCAATAGGATTTCTTCGCTACACGGACCTTCTTGCGCTTCTTTGCAAGGTCTGGACAACCATCAGCATCCAGTATGTATTCAAGCACATGTTCACCATTGGCATCAAACAGATATTCAGTAGCCTTAAGCTCTTCTACTTCGATCCAACCCATTGGATGTTCATTCTTGAAATCATCAACTTCTCGTTCAGTTGGAGCACCTTTGAACTTCTTGCGCTTTAGAGTAAGGTTTGCGTACTTAGCAACTTCACCAAGATTGTGCTCTTCAATATCTGAGAACACGCCTTTAGTCTCAGTGATGATCTGCTTAGAAAACCAATCATAAACTGCTTGAAACTCTGGACGATCAAACTTGTAATAACCAAACAGACAGTCTTTAATAGCGATCTTGTCTCTCTTGGTTTGCATCATGACTTTCTTACCGTCTTTGAACTTATGCAGCTTTACACCTGATTCCTCAAGCTTCATCTGAAAGAACTCAGCACCAATTTTTGTATCGTCAGCATTGGTAAAGTCACGACCAAGTTTGATACTCAAGTTATCCCTGAATTCAATCTGAGCAATGGACTTCAAGTAAAACGCAAGAGTACAGCGCACATCATGCATGTTATAGCTTTTAAGTTTGTCAATTTCTTCTGCGGTTAGTTCTGCATCCACAGCATAAGGTAAGTCTTCGATGTTATCCATACGCATGTTGAATTCCAGCATCTTTAGACCAGTGGCTCGTGCTTTGTTATTGAAGTGATGGATACGATAGAGGTCAACTTGAGGAACAATTTGCTCTTCAGTCTTAATGCTATTACCGAAACCATTATCCTTGAAGGAGTCAATCTGCTTTTGTGCAAGCTTGTGTACATCAGCAGCAACTTGCTTACCTGATTTAGCCAACCAACGACTGCGATTCAAAAGAACTTCATGCAAGATAGGATAGTCGAATCCTACGTTGTTGAAACCCACCAAACGACCAGTAGAGGCTTCAATATGGTCAACGCAAGCATAGATGCGCTCTAGCTCATTAGTACGGCTGGAAACCTCAAATACTCGTGCGTGTTTACCGTCTGCACGAACAACAGCGAACGTAAAAGCTGACTTGTACGTTTCAATGTCATAAATCCAGTCTCTTGTCAAATCCATTTATAGTTCTCCAATAAAGAAAACCTAGAGTCTATCACAACTCTAGGTCTACGTCAAGCTTTAATTGTTGTTGTTCAACCAATCATCTAAGTTATGCAAAGTATGAGTGTCGTTGTCATAGTAGACGTTACCAGCAGGGCCAGTTAATCCACAGATACGATTCTTACTTAGTACAACTTTGGTTGTATTGCGTTCAGTTGGGTCTTCTGCGTACTTATTTCGACTTAACAAAATGTTAGCTGAAGCTGACTTAATGATAGTAGAACTACCTTGAATTTCCTCTTCAGTGAATGCACCACCTTGTGAAGAATTCTGTACACCAGAAGCTGACTTACGAACGTGATTGATAAAGATCAGCGTTACGTTATGACTCTTGATGATACCCTTGGACCACTTCATGAACAATGCTTGGTCTTCATTGGATAGACCATCAAGGATATCCTGTAAGGGGTCCAGCACAATGATTCTGCAACCGCATGATACCACAAGCTCTTCTACTGTATCTTGAATCTCTTCGATTGTACCATCACGGTTATCGAGTAGATAGAAACGATGTTGACCATCAGAGTTATAGAATAGCTCATTTGCCTTTTCACGCACACGATCAGACTCCAGTAAATCTTTCTTAGCGGTATCATCTTGAATCAACGAAATCTTACGACTGAGGTGTCTACCTAGTAGTGTCTCACCGTATTGACCTGAATCTAATTCCATTGAAACAATACCGATTTTGTGCGGTGAGTTGAAAATCCAGTGATAAATCATTTCGTTAACAAAGGATGTTTTACCAAGACCTGTACCTGCAGCAACGTTAATGATGTGTCCTAGTGGTAAGCCACCTACAAGCATTTCATTCAATGTATTCATGAATGGTGGAAACGGTACTTTTGGTACTGTAGCTTGCTCTAGGATTTTATCATACAAATCACCACTACCTAATACACCAACTGGAGTATAGCGTTTAGCTTCATAGAAGTTACGAATAAACTCATCCTGTTTACCTTCTTCAAGATAGGTGTTAGGGTCTTTATATCGCATGTGCATGACTTTAACTTTACCCTTTGGCAAAGCCTTGACTATATCTTCAGTTGCTTCCTTACCAGCTTTATCATTATCATAGCAAACGATAATATTATCAAAGCTATCAAAGAAGCGATACTGAGCAGCAATTTGTTTATGTGAGTTAGCACCAGTAGTTGGTGATACTACAGCCATCTCATAATCGCCGCTACGAGCTTTAGTGTACTCAGCAAACATCTGATACGCAGATAGAGCATCAAGTTCACCTTCAGTGATTAGAATGTATTTACCACCACGGTTAAACTTAAACTGCATAAACAATTCGCAGTCAGCACCAGTTCTGCCTTTGGAGTAAAAGTTCTTTGGTACTTCACGGATTTTGTATCCTACGATTTGACCATCTTGTGTAGTTGGGTAGTACTGCTCTTCAACTTCACCATCATCATCATACGCATACCGTACACCAAAGGGTTTTGTAGTTTCATCTTTTAATCCACGGAAACCCTTACCAGCTACACCAGTTACGGATTTAATCTCTGCATTTTCATCTGGTGTCATTGCAGGTTTACCACTTGGTTTAACTTCCATACTCTTTTCTTCCTTTGCTGTTGATCTTACTTTGGTTGTCTTCTTGGGATTTAACTCCTTGAATTCACTAGACGGTACTGTATGTTCACAGACAAAGCAGTGCGAAGAGCCACCTTCGTATACTGCCTTACCATCTGAGCTACCGCACTTATCGCAATTTGTATGCTTGATGAATGCTGCCATTTTACTCCTTATTCATTTTTCAGTAACCAAGAATTTGAGATTGACTTAAAACTGCGATCATGCACAGTGTTGCTCTTGAATACAACACCTTCACGATTGCTGCCGTTTAGCAAAGACTTACCTTCTGCAAAATCCAAGATAGACTGAATACTTTGTTCTTTAATATCAGTGTCTTCTGCAAGAATAGGTACGTGCTTTAATCCTAAACGTTCACACGCTGCTTTAAGCTGCACTGGCAAAATGTATTGCCCTGTAGCTGTATTGTACATGTCGTAGACGTAGAAGTCAAGCTGAACTTTGTACTGATTGCCTTGAATACCCTCACCAATCATCTCACCTTGAATAGCCATACCTTTCATGAAGTTCCTACGCATGATATCTTCGATTTGAAACTTACGTGCTACTTTCCAGAATGAATTTGCTTCGTCTTCTTTCAGATCAAGGTTGCGTGAGCATACGTGAAATGAACCTTCGTCATCTAGATAGAAAGTGCAAGATGAACCATCTAGTTTTTCAGTGATGGACCAAGTATCAAGTTGGTACTCTGCAAAAGATCGAGTCAAGTTTTGAATACGCTCTTGATCAGTCTTTGGTACTAGCGCAGGGAAATTACCTCGTGCCATACCAGCGAGTTGAGCATTCATTGGGCGTTCCCATTTTAGGATACCGAAATGATCAGTTACGTCAAGACCTTCAGCGATAAGATGACCAGCACCTTTGATTGTATCTTCTGGAATTGGTAGCAATAAACCTTGTGAAAGTTGACCACGTAGTTTTACAGTGCGTAGTCTTTCTCCTTTTACACCTTCGTATTCCCTTGGTTCTTTACCTTTGGATAGAAACGGTGCTAATTCTGTCGGAATCCAACTGTCAATTTCAAAATACACAGCAAGTGAATCTAAAGCGAATTCACCCTTCTTAACCACAACTTTCCAACCATCGACTACAGCCACTTCAATAGCATCTGCACCTTCGATGGGTTCAATAGCTGCGATCTTACGAATCGTTGCTAATTTACGTTCACTCATAATTTCTCCTTTTCTGTTTCCGTCAAAACATCACAAATCGTCCTTATGCCGGATACCAACCAGTACCGGAAATCTAGGTACATTATACCCGTTTCCAACGTCAAAATACTTAACCTTTGCAAGTTGACCCATTAAAGTTTCCCTGCGCTCCCACAAGTCTTCTCGGATAGCGTCTGTCATGCCACTACCACAACTGAATGTATCGCCTTTAGAGGTGCATAGAATCAATGATCCCATTGTGTCTAGGGCTACCATACCATCCTTAGCTGTAGAACGTGCTGTGCGCCCTAATTCATTGGTCTTTGCTTCATTGGTGTTGGTGTACTTAGGCTCCCAACCAATGATTTCAAACTCATTGTCAACAAATCGTTTTACTTTTTGTAGCTCTGGATTCTTTGTACCAGATCGACCGCATTTGTATTTAGCATCTGTATCTCGCAGCATAACACCTTCAGCACCCTGCGCCAGCATATCACGTTCGAATTCATCAATGTTAAACATCTCTTCTACTGGAAAATGCTCTAGCAGTTTAACACGAGCAGGTAGTCTACTATGGTTTACCAAACGTGCATAACGATCAAGCCAAGTAGCTGTAGGATGCCAGCGATCAAACACCCAAAAGGTAAAATCAGGTTCTCCCTCAATACGCATAACTCCAGAAGTACTTTGGTTAAATACATCAGGTGCATTCTTATCACCAACGATAAGTTCACCATCCATACCTTCCATAGCTTCTGCATGATGTTGTACATAAGCTTGAATGCTCAGATTAGGAATGCGCTTGAGGCTACGACTGTAAGCTACACCACCAAAGATAATGCAGCGAATACCATCGAGCTTTTCAGACATATACATATTGCTAGGTTGTGTCTTGACTTTTGTTTGCTCAATAGCTAACTGTGGTTTAAAACCTTCTGGAATCATTTTGCTACCACCTGCAAAATCATGTTAATACCTTGGATAACCATCTGTTGCTCCATTAAGTTCAACTGATGCCAAGTACGATTGTCACCAAACTTAGCTGCTACCTTTGCCCAAAAAGCCTCAACATCACTCATCGTTTTCTCCTAAAGTTAGAGTGCCTGTTCTAAGCACCAATTCTTTCTTGAATAGCATCTCAACGAAACTTCCTTTGATCTGCGTCTGAGTCTCAAGTATAGCACGAATATGTTCAGTTGTCATATCGCACAACTTAATATAAATTCCATCAGGTAAATGTTCAAAGTTCTTACCGTAGCTCTTCCATACGAAAGCTTCACGCACTACATCAAATGGATCACTTAGGTATACAGTAAGGTCTTCTGCAGGTGTTGTATTTAAACTACGGCGCAAGTAATTGCTACCACCATCTACAATGTAAACTTCACCTGTAAATCTATCCAGATGCTGTACATAGTCATGACGATGATAGCTACGCAAGTAAGTACCATCTGGTGTCATTATTGCATTACGGATGATAACTTGAGTTTTATCAATCATCGCTATCATCCCATACTTCTACAACTTCAGGGTCACCTGCTGTTGGATCAAAGCATTGTATTGCTCGTTTAATAGCTTCAGCTTCATTGCACACATCATCAATGACAAGTGTTTCTTCGACTTTGATTGTTACATAATAGATCATGTTCACCCTTTCAAGTTAAAAGCTGCAGTCAATACTACACGAGCATCTTCAATGAGTTCTTCACTGTATACCTTCCATTGATCACCTTCATCAATTTCACAGATTTCTGCTGATCGTTTACCCAAAGCTTTAGCACCAGCAATAATCTGCTCTTGAGAAGGTTGATTACCCACCAGTGCTTCTAACCTATCATTACGAGCACGTAACAGACGGTTCTCTTGCTCTAGTTCGTCAATGTAGTTCTGCATACGTTCTTCTGCGATATCACTCATAGTTTCTCCATCTTAATATTACGAAGGCTAGGACTCTTACGCATTTGCATCAGATGCCAGCTTGCACTTTTATCATCACAAGCGTAAGTACGAGATGAGATTGTACCATCACTTTTGACTTCTTGCCATGTTAGACGGATATTTTTAACATCCTTAGCTTTTAAGCGCATTGAGCTTCTCCTGTGAAATTGCTTTGTAGATTGTATTGCGAGTAATGATTGTACCATCATTTAGTACTTCCTGTACACTTGATGTTCTTACATTGCTGCAATTACCTAAAGCTGGATGACCGATGACGTACTGCAGATGTGCTACCTTGTGCTCACCCCAATCAGAAAACTGCGGTACTCCTAAGTAGCATACTGTAGGCTTTTCATTCATTTCATTCATAACTTACTCCTTTACCTTCTGTTTAAACTTGTGCTTAACTGCAGTTATAACTTAAGTTATACTTAAATTGAAACTGAGTTTTTGAAACTTGAGCTTGTCAACTCTCGCTTGTCCCTCTGCTGCCCCTGACCCCTGAACCGAATTCTACCAACATCGGCAAGTCTTGTCAAGCCCTATCTGCAAAATATTTTTTAAATTATTTGTTGCATTGTGCTAAAGCTTGTGCTACAGTAGAGCCTTCACAACCAAACCGAAAGGAACTAACATGCTACTCAAGAACGAATTCTATCACATGATCAACCACCTTGGTCTAGAAGATGGTGAACTAGCTCTGGCTGAAATCGTATGGGAGAAAGCTGAACGAGCAATGCAAGGTAAACCAGTACAGGAACCTGTTCTATTGAAAAACACATACCTTTATCCCGGACCTTCACGAGAACTTACACAAGCTGAACTGCAGCTTCTAACAGATGGTCTAGCATTGGTTCTAGCCAACGATGAGCTACAACTAAGAAATCTAAAGCTTCGCATTCAACAGTGTTGGGAAAAGAGTAATCCTGATGATAAAGATAGTGAACCATACTTCAATGTAATGAATGAATACCGTACACAACAACGCAAGATTAAGAAAGGGCACAAAGCTCTTGCACGTATCCAACACAAGCTTAAAAAGCAGATGGGGCGCTAAATTGACACGCAAACGCTATGAAATTGTTGCTACGTGCTTTGACCGCAAAGGTAAAGTGCTTGGTACAGGTGTAAATGATTACAGCCGTAGTCATCCCTTGATGAAGCACTTTGCAGTTAAAGCTGGAGAGTCTGAACAAAAGGACAAACTTCACGCTGAACTCTCTGCTGTACTTGCATCAGGTCGCAAAAATATTCATAGTATCTTTGTGCAGCGGTTTCATAATGATGGTACAATGGCAGTAGCTGCACCATGTCCAACTTGCAAAGCTATGCTCAAAGGATTTGGAGTAAAGATCGTTCGTTATACATCTGAAGAAGGAATCAAAGAATATGAAATTGCCTAAACTATACAATCCGTTCAAAGCTCACATTGTGGAGTTCGCTAATGGTAAGTTTGCTGTACGTAAATGGGGTGGTGTTTGGAAGTACAAAGAAAAGCACACATTTGCTAATGATGATGAAATCCACTGGTGGAACTTCTACGGTAATGTAGAAAAGTTCTGCACACTAGATACATATGAAGAAGCTGTTGCTTTACTTAATAAAAAAGAGCACGTTAAGGTTGATCCTACGAAAGTAGTAAAAGTACATGGCTGATCAAAAACAATTAGATGAAACCTACATGGGTACAGCAATGCTTCATGCAAGGTTATCCAAAGCCATTAGAGCACAGGTAGGAGCCGTTTTAGTCACTAGTCAAGGGGTTACTCTCACTGGTTACAACGGTACTCCTGCAGGGCTTCGTAATGAATGTGAAAATGTAAAATGGGATTCAAACGGTGATACATACTTAGTAACAAAACCAGAAGTAATTCATGCTGAACTCAACTGCATCTTAAAAGCTGCTCGTGAAGGCGTAAGTTGTATTGGTGCTACAATGTATGTAACTCTTTCTCCTTGTGTACCTTGCGCTGCCATGATGATTCAAGCTGGCATTACACGCTTGGTGTACAAAGATACGTATCGTGATCAAGGTGGCACTGATCTGTTGCAACTTGCAGGTGTTGTGGTAGAACAACATGCTTAGATGGTCCGGTACAATCTTCTATATGATCGGTATGCTGCTAACTGCATTAAATATTTTTCCATTGAATCTAATCTTTGGTGCAATTGGTGGTATACTCTGGTGTATCGTGGGCTTTAACTACAAAGATAAAGCTTTGATTTTAGTGGAAGCTGCTTCTGCAGCTATCTATTTGTTTGGTCTTTTACATTGGTGGATAAAATGAAACCTACTTTGTATCTAATACGTGGCGTACCCGGAAGTGGTAAGTCATCTTTTGCTTGGCAACTATTCAAAAATCGCTTAGTACAACGCATGTATGAAGCTGATGACTATTTTACAGAAGCGGGTGTATATCAGTTTGATCCTACAAAACTAGAAGATGCTCATCAGCAATGCAAGCGCAATACATGGTTAGCTTTGTACGAAGGAATGTCAGTTGCAGTATCAAATACATCTTGCGCTGAGTGGGAAGTGGAAACTTATGCTACAATTGCACGAGATACTGAAGCTAACTTCGTGAGTATCATTGTTGAGAATCGTCACGGTGGTAAGAACGTTCACGGTTGTCCTGATGCTAAAGTCGAACAGATGAAAAGGAAATTCAGTGTACGACTGTAAAGGAGTAAATAATGTTAAACTATGATCAACAAATCAATTTAGTAATGCGTGGTCTTGCTACTCTGAAAAACGATGGTAAGTACACTACGTTCAAGTACGCTCGTAAAGCCATGTATGAATATCTCTGGTATCAAATAACTGATCTGCTAGAGTGCAGAGGTCATGTGTATTCAAACGCTACGAAAGAACTCGTACAAGCTGCTCCACGTAAAAGCTTCAATTACCTTGAGCGCAATTACTGGAAAGATGTTCCTTTGGATACTCCAGTTGAAATGTACAAGAAAGTCAATGGTTTCATGGCTTGTGCTACTCTGCATGATGGTGAACTCTTGGTTAGTACTACAGGTACTACTACAAGTGATTACGCTATGTGGGCTAAGGAATTGATCTCGAATGATTATAATGATTTATATAATATTGTGATTGATGACCAATATAGTTGTTTATTTGAAGTTGTATTACCACAAGACCCTCATATTGTGCAAGAACGCCAAGGTTTGCATTTCTTAGGTTCTCGTAATAAAGACACTGGTGATTTTACTCCATTTGGTGAAGCCATTCGTTGTACATTAGAGCAAGCATTAGAAATCGCAAAGTCAGATCGTGGTGAAGGCTTTATGCTTTATCCTATGCAAGCTGATGGTACTTATGATTACAATAACTGCTGTAAACTAAAGACCGATTACTACATTGGTAAAAAGAAGCTAATGCGTATGCAAGCAAAGAATGTAGAATTGATGTACAAAAACGGCTTTGAAATTGCAAATACTCTACCAGAGATGTGGTATGATGTACCTCGCCTGATCGTGAGTAATATAAATAAAGATGCTTGGTTAGGTATGAGCGATCAACAACGCAGATTAATTCTTGAGAATTTAAAAGGAGCATAAATGCAAGGTCACAACTTCAACAGAACGCTACACGCCAAAGGTATGTTTGTATACTGTGGTCGTTGTGGTCTTATTCGCCTTGGTAATCGTGCAACTGAAAAGCAGATTAACAAAGCTTGTGTAGGTGCTCGTGAACTAGAAGACGAAGAGTATCTTAGACTTAAAGGACAAATGAAAGGTAACAATGCAAGATAAAATCAAACTACTAGCACAAGAAGCTGGTTTCTGTTTCTTTTCTCCAGAAGAAGACGCAGAGGAACCTATTGATTGGTCCTGTGATTATGAACAGGAGTTTAAAGTATTTGCTGATTTGCTGCAGAAACAAACTCGCAAAGAAACAATACAAGAAGTTGTAACTTTACTCAAAGAATTGCACGAGATTAGTAAAGATAGACATAATCTGTATTTGTATACTGCTAACTTAATCGAAGAAGATTTTAAGGAATGATATGAAGATAAATTATGCAGATATAGAGTGGAATAAAATTTTTTATTATGATCCAGAATCACCATCCGGTTTACGTTGGCTAGTAAAATGTGGTAAAAAGAATTGTGGAGATGTTGCTGGTTCCAAGGCTTGGAGTGATGAAAATAAATTGAAAGCTAAAACATGGGATGTGCGATATCAAGGAAAACTTTACAAAGTTCACAGAATTTTATGTGCTATGTATGATAGCGAGTACGATGATGCTTTAGTTATTAATCATATTGATAACAATCCTTTTAATAATCTTTTAGAAAATCTTGAAGTAGTGCATCAATCAGAAAACATGAGAAAATGTTCGAGTCACACGGGTAAAAAATTACAAGAAAACAATAAATCAGGTTTTACAGGAGTTTCGGAGTTAAACATAGATGATGTGTTGTATGCATACTCTGCATCTTACAGGGAATTTCCATCTGGAAAACCAATAACCTTTCATTTTCCAATAAGTAAATATGGTAAAGAGTTGGCACTGATTCTTGCTAGTGAATGCAGGAAATATTTCATTGATAAATGTAATCAAAATGGAGCAAATTATGCGAATTTTTACGAGTGACCTACATATGGCACACAAAAGAATTGTTGAATTTACAAATAGAAGCGTAGATACAACTCAAGAAAATCATGATGAATGGTTGGTGCATTTGTGGAATAGTCAAGTCACTAAAGGTGACGTTGTTTACTCATTAGGTGACTATTCCTTTGCTAAAAATTACGATGATATTGCAAAGTTTACTAAGCAGCTAAACGGTCAAAAGATTTTCATCAAGGGTAATCATGATCGTAGAGAGCACCTAGATCAACTTGTAAAAGATAACTTGATTCAAGCATGGTATGATTACAAGGAAATTAAGCTGCAGGATATTCCTACAGTACTATTTCACTTCCCTATTGCATCGTGGCATCGTCAAAGTCATGGTTCATGGCATCTACATGGTCATTCTCATGGTAATTTTAAAGATTATCGTGGAAAAATGCTTGACGTAGGCTTAGATTCCGCATATAATCTATACGGAGAGCACAAGTTCATCACAGAAGACGAAGTAGTTGCTTTTATGCAACATGAAGATATTTACTCAGCAGATCAACACAGAAAGGTTATTGATGCAAAAGATTGAAGATTACACCACCGCAAAGCTAATTGCTTACTCACAGGCTACCGAAGAGTTCAAAGGGCAGTTTAAGACCATTAAAGACCTTGTGGCTTATTGCGCTAGGGTGTCTAACCCAAGTAACCAACTGAACATGGAAACCTCTGATAAGCTGATTACTTATCTGCTAAAGCACAAGCACTTTAGTCCGTTTGAAATGGCTAGTGCAACTATTGAGATTGAAACAACTCGTGATATTGCTCGTCAGCTATTACGTCACCGCAGTTTTACATTTCAGGAGTTTAGTCAACGCTATGCAGACCCCACGAAGGACTTGACGTTTGTTACTAGGGAAGCACGACTGCAAGACCCTAAGAATCGTCAGAACTCCGTTATTACTGAAAATCTAGCATTGCAATCGCTATGGGAGAATTACCAGAACAAGGTTATTGAGACTGCACAAAATGCTTATGCCTTCGCTATTGCCAATGGTATCGCTAAGGAGCAAGCTCGTGCTGTACTACCAGAGGGTTGCACTATGTCTCGTTTGTACGTACAAGGAACCATTCGTAGTTTTATCCACTACATTGAAGTACGTAAAGCTAATGGTACACAGCTAGAGCATATTGTACTGGCTCAGAAAGTAGCTGAAGCTATCTCGGAGGTGTTTAATGTTGAATGAACATGATATAAACGATTGGGTTATGCTAACAGAACCTTTGAAACTTGAGCAGTTAAAAGAAGGTGATATGTTTAGTGTATTCGGTGATAATCGTATGTACAAGATTCATTATGTACTGAATGAAATTGCATATGCTGAAACTAGAGAAATCTGGAATGCATTGGTATTTCCTAGAGCAATGGAGGTATTCCCTTGGGTGATAAACAAAAACGTAAGTCAAAAAAGTACAAACAACTGATTGAAATGGTAGCTAAGTCCTCTGGCTACTATCAATACGAAGTAGAAGATGTGCTGAATCACTTAGTGGGTAATATTCAGGTATTACTTGCTGAAGGTACGGATGTAAAGCTTCGAGGTCTTGGAACAATGAAAGTGAAACAGATGAAAATTTCACGCATGTTCAATACAGAAGGTGAAAAGTTGTGCTATACTGCGTTCAGGTTGTCAGTTGCAACCGACAGTATACTTCAACAGCATTTAAAGGAACACTATGCAGAACCAACAGAATGAAAAAGTTGTTTGGCCTTTCCCTACTGTCAATGGTGCAAGAACAGAAGCTTCACAAGAACTGATGGATTCCAAACAGTACAATACTAAAGATGTATTTTCTACAGATGACTATGAAGAGGCAATGCTTTGAACGAAGCAGTTAAAAACTTTCGACTCATTAGTATTGATAAGATTCTTGGCAATAAGAAACTTCCCAATTGGGTACTCAAAGCTGCTTTTGAAGTAAAGCACTCAGGGTTTCTACCTGCTGGTGAGTACTTTGAAAAACTAGATGACGTTGAAATCTATGAAATGACAAGTGCTCTGGAGTACATTCATACGGCTAATTTCAAGCAGTTCAATGTATTGTCGCAGCAAGCAGAAGAAGACTTGCAGAGTTTATGCCTGTTGTGCTTTATCTTAGCTTTAGGAGAAGGTGAACTAGAGGTTGACCCCGATAGTCTAACTTCTATGCTACAATATCTGTTCTTGCTGGTGAATATTGAAAGTATGCACAGAGAAGGTAAACTGGAAGTTATTCGTGAGCACTATTCATTATTTGGTGGTGATAAACCCGTTGTAAGAGCGAAGGAGTAAATATGAAAGTAAATATCGGACGTTATCCAAAGGGTGATAAAGAACGCAAGATTAGCGTCAAGATTGATCCTTGGGATACTTGGAGTGCTGACCATACGCTGGCGCTGATTATTGTACCATTGCTGCAGAAAATGAAGGAAGATAAGCAGGGAGCACCTAATGTAGATGATATAGATGTTCCTGAACATTTACGTACTACTGCAGCAGCACCTACAAAAAACGAATGGGACATTGATGATAATTGGTATCCACGATGGGATTATGCACTGGATGAAATGATTTGGAGTATGCAGCAACTTTGCTCTGATAACACTGACGATCAATTCTATGATTGTTCTGAAGTTGATGAAACTAAGGGTGTAATGGAACAGGTCAATGCTATGAAAGTTGATATGCAAGGTCTTAACGCACACCACGAGCGCATACAAAAAGGTTGTGAATTATTTGGTAAATATTTTCAATCACTATGGAGTTGAAACCAAAATTTGATGTACAATCTAGGTTCTCTGAGGGTGATCTAGAGTATGTGACAGAAGAGGACAGCTATCAGGTGTTACAATCTTTTGATAGCTGGCATGAATATAACCATGAAAGGAACGAAGAATGAAATACGTAGTAAAATGGAACAACGGTTACTGGAAAGTGTTTGACATGCAAGAGTACCGTGATGTATCCATGCATGGTCTGAAGACGGATGCAGACAAAGCTTGTTTTCGGATGAACAGTCAGCGTTAAGCTCAATACCCTAGTTCACTCTAGGGTCTTTCTTTGTTTTACATCTAGGAGAATCAAATGCACAGTGATAAAGAAGTTCTAATTATTCGCAATACTACAGTACAACGTTTATATGATGTAATTGTCGTAAATTATTTCACAGAAGATGTAGAATTCATCGCAAAGGGTGTACAATTCGAAGATGCTGTAGCAATGGTGCTAGAGCTGGAAGAAGCAAACTAAACACAAGGAAAGATTATGTCACAAGGTTCATTTTTGCAAAATAACAAACGCACTAAACGCAAGTTTGATGATGGTGGTTATGAGGATGATCTGAAACCAACCAAGAAGCAAAAGAATAAGAAGGACTTTAGTAAGCAACGTGAGCAAAAGCGTGGAGAGTTTCAATGAACATTATCAAACGCTGGTCAGTTTACTTTGCTATATTCTTTGTAGCAATGTGGTTTACAGATCAATACCGTGAGTACCAACAACTGCAAGAACTTGAAGAGGTACGCAAGGATTTGGTCAGGCAAGAGAAGGAAGCTGAAAAGAACTGCCTTAAGAATGCACTGTGGTATGAAGCAGGTAATCAGTCATTGTACGGTATTCAAGCTGTAGCTACAGTAATTGAGAATCGTAAAAATCACCCCGATTACCCTAGTACATACTGTGGTGTCATTCATCAGCATAAACAATTTAGCTATACATTACTGAGGAAACCAGATGTTGAAATCATCAAAACTAACTTCAAACCAATGGAAGCTAAAGCTTATGCTAAGGTTGAAGAGGTAGCTGATAAAGTCATTGCTGGTGAATTTGAACCCGTACTAGATCATTCAGTGCGTTTCTATGCTGCAACTTATGTAAAAAACTATTGGACAAAAACCAAGAAAGTTGCTGCTAGAATTGGTGGTCATGTGTTCTACAAAGATAAAGAGAAAAATGTTCAGACTAATAGCAAAAGCACTCGGTGAGAAAACAGGTAATACTGATGAAGAAGCTAACAAAATTGCTTGGATTCGTATTCTTTTGATGACTCAAGCTGTTGTTACAAACGTATTCATTATTGCTGGTGTTCTTCATAGGTGGTAGAATAACCTTTATTTCCGCATGGGTATCAACCTGTGCGGATTTTTTGTTGTATAATCAAGGCTTCAACAATTGCATTGGAGTTACAAATGAAAGTCGCTGTCTATTTCAACCTGCACAAGAAGACCTTCAGCATCAAAGCTTTGGAGGGAGCTAACAAAGGAAGAGTGATTGACTACTCTGATGATGTTACAATTGAAAACGCAATGTTTAAAGTATCGCAAGCTGGACGCAATCGAGTACTGCAAGAGAAGCGCAAGAACGTACATGCTTACGTCATTGGTGAACTGAAGTCAAGTGCTGAAGCTGCTATCTGTGGTGAAAAGATCACGTACAATCCTTATCTGTACAATTCGTTTGTAACAGCCATGAACAAAACTGCAGTGTTTAACGCAAAGGAAGTTTTTATGATTTGCCGTGATAAAAAAGCTCAAATCTTTGCACGATGATAAAAACTGTGCTACAATCAAGGCTTCAACACAGGAGATACTTATGATGAAATTTCAAGATGCAAACGGCAATCATGTTTTCAACGAAGGTGAATTCCAAGAGTGTGACTTCGGTAAGTACTTCACGTACAGAAAGACAGATAACCTTTGGGCTATTGAGCAGGGTTTTATGCATGAAGTTGATGTACTTGATGGTGTACGATTCGCTCGTGTACTGAAGACTGTAGCTTACGTTTGCGTTGATGAAGACGAATACGGTAAAGCTGTGTTTCAAATCTGGAAAATAAAAAAGCACAACAAGTACAATGAGAGTGAACCTGTGCTATACTCTAAGCTCAAATGCAACTGATATTTAGGAGAATACGATGAAGACTTATAAATTCTACGCTGATCCCGGTCATGGTTGGCTTGCTGTTAAGATCGAAGAGTTGATGCAACTTGGTATCATTACTCAGATTAGCAGCTACAGCTACATGCGTGGAGCTACAGCTTACCTTGAAGAAGACTGTGATGCTTCTTTGTTCTTCAATGCTTACAAAGATAAGTACGGTACTGATCCTAAGCACACGTACAGGCACACAAACAATCGTAGTCCTATTCGGAATTACGACAGCTACAATCGAAATAAAGCAGTAGATTACGCTTTGGTTGCTTTAAATTCTGGTACAATCTAATTTTAAGGAGAAAATCATGGGTCTTGATATGTATGCTTTTGCTGTTCCTTTGGCTGATGCTAAGGGTGACTTTGAAATTGCTGAAGGTGCTGTAAAAGAAGAGTTTATGTACTGGCGTAAACACAATGCTTTACATGCTTGGATGGAAAGTGTGTATACTAATAAACGTGGTACTGCAGAAAGTTTCAACTGCATTCCTCTGCGACTTACCAAAGGGGATTTAGAGTTATTGATCGAAGACGCTCAAGTCCATAAGTTGAAAGCTAAGGTTGGTTTCTTTTGGGGTCATCAGTACGATTACGATGATGAAATTGCAAACCAAGATATCGAATTTGCACATAAAGCGTTGGCTAAAATTGACCAAGGTTTTGCTGTGTATTATGATAGCTGGTGGTGAGTGCAAACGAACTAAGGTAAATAAATCTTGAGTAGACTGTAGGGTTATCTGTGCAGTCTATTTTTCTGTGCTACAATCAAGGCTCACAAACCAACTGATGGAGTTAAAGATGCAAAAGATTCAAGCTGTTACTCGTGGTGCTACTTCTGACGGTGAAACCCGTGATTGCACTGTTCGTGCTCTGAGCAATGCTTCTGGTATGCACTATGACAATGCTCACGCTTTGCTCAAGAAACACGGTAGGAAAGATCGCTGTGGTGCTTTCTTTGGTACAATGCTCAAGGCTTATACGGAAGCTGGCTTTGTTCTGGATACTGTGCATGGTACAACAGGTGCTGCTCGTTATGCTGCTCGTATTGCCAAACGTGAAGCAGATGCGGGTGTTACACTCGCTAAGATTCTCCCTAAGCTTGCTTTCGGTGAGTACATCGTGAATACCACTGGTCATGCTGTTGCTGTAGTCAATGGTAAGATCATCGACACCTTCGACAATCCTGCAGGTAAGCGAGTTGTAGCAGTCTTCAAAAAGATTGAAAAGTTTGGTGAATAAGTAAAAATCTCTGGTATAATCTAATCTTCAACAACTGAAAGGAACCTCAATGTCAAGCTCTAAAGTTTTCGCTAGCATGATCGACAATTCAAACGGTAAGATGGTTACTGTTACTTTCATCAAACAAGATGGCAGCACTCGTGTTCTCAACGGTCGCCTTGGTGTAAAGAAGTATCTCAAGGGTGGTAAACCCAATGTAGATGCCAACGAATACATCAGCATCTATGATGTGCAAAACAAAGGTTATCGCAGTGTAAACCGCAGTACAATCATTGGTTTGCGTATGCAAGGTATTGAAGCTGTAGCTGTTTGATTGGAGTAGATGATGCAAACAATTAACATTGTAATTCAAGGTGATGAACCTGAAACAGTAACGCTTGCACTAGATGAAGTACAAGTTACAAATTTGTACATCAATAACAAAGCTCAGATTAAACAAATTGCTGAACTTCAAAAGAAACTTTCTGATACAGAAAATAGTCTAAAATATGCATCAGACGCTCGTGATGAAGCTAAAGATCAAATTGAACATGCCAATGTATTGTTGACAGCATTGGGTGTACAAGAAAAAGATAATCATGAAACTGACTATTACCGGAAAGTACTACCTGTATCAACTCGTATTGCTCTTTACATTGCAAAGAAAGTAACACAATGAAATTCGGACGCAATAAAAAACTGTCTATTACTGCACGAAAAAGACTTATCAAAGGTCTTACTGAAGTTGCTGAGTTGTACTTTAATGGAAAGCATCAGTCATGTAGTATTGACCCAAAGAAAGTTAATATCGGTTGTGGTATTTGTAAAGCAATGAATGATCTAGGATACAAGTATTCTTACAATGATATGATGCACCTATTCGATGAAACAGATGAACTTTCTTACGGTAAATATACATATTCACCAAAAGAATGGGAACCAAGAGCAAATATGTGTTTGTTTCTGGTAGAATATCTCAAGGATACAATTAAGGAGAAAGCATGAAAGAATACACTGAAAAATCTTCACTTCGTAAATCTTTTACTATCGCTGAAATCTTGCACTACGCTGCAGACAAGAAACTTGCCAGTAAAGAAGAGCAGTGCTGGAATCGTGGTGGAAGCAAAGAGAAATTCTCATGCTGTGCTGTAAGTGAAGCTGTATGGGAACTTTATAATAAACATGAGATTTTATCCGAAGGTGAGCGTGATGAACTTATCAATCGTTGCTTTGAGGGTTTAAAAGCTATGGGTTGCCCTATGGGTTCCATCAATGCTTTCAACGACAATGGTGAATTTATTGCAAAAAATCAACAAGTACGATACGGATGGTTGAAATTTGCTGCTATAATTGCAGAGGAACAGGGAGTATGAGCAAGAAGAGTAAAAAGCTCAAGCTCAAGCAAAGAAACTATCTGGTGGCTATTGTTATGCGTAAAGCTGTACAGAAGCACCTCAATAGGAAACGCAAGGCTAAACAAACACATCAACAGGAGAATGATTATGAATGATGAAGCACAAGATGAACTAGATTACCAAGAGTTGATTGCAAGAGTTGCAGAAATCAATAAAGATGCTGCAGATTATATGCAAGGTCCAATGCGTAAACTTACTGGGTTTGAACCATCAGGTGACATTTGGGATGTTGTTGTGTGGGAAAATACACTACAAGGTACGGATTTCTGGTATGATGTTGTTTGTAAACTAGGAATGGATATGGAATGAATAGAATCACCCGCAATTCTTTCAATGGTAAGTTCTTCTATGAGATGCAAAAGGAAGAACTGCAGCAATGCATCGAAATCATCAAAGCTCAAATTGATGCTTATCGTCCAAGTATTTCAGGTGTTTGTATCTCAGATCAAGAACATCAGCAAGAGCGTTGGAATGCATGGCAAAATGCAAATTTAAGTTTGCATAAATTACTTTAAGGAGAAAATCATGGATGTTATTTTAGCTAAAGAAAACGAAGATGGTAGTGCAGTATTTACCTTTGATATGTCACCAGAAGAGACTCGGATGATGGTCCTTCTAGGTATCAAAACAGCCCTTCTAGCGGGTATTGAAGAGGCAAAGCTGTGGAATGGTGATGCTGACCTTGCAGAGCTACAGCAAGAAAACCAAGGGTTGTCTGATTGAAATATTTCTTGTAGTTTGCGTTTGAAGTGATTTTCTCGTGTATAATTCAATCAGAGCAATCCCAACGGGGTTGTGATTTTCCATCGCAAACAACTTGGAGTACATCATGAAAGCATACAAACACCTCGTCAAACATGCATTAGCTCAAGGTCATACCTGCAGTGTATGGGATGGTGAAGAGTGGCAGGTAAGTCACAGTACAAAGTACCAGAATATCATTGAAGCGATTGAATCCGTAGAGGAAGCAAATGTAGTCATTCGGCTTGCTGTTGGTGGTGAACGCATCGGATGGGCACAGATTATCCCTTACGGTCTTGAAGATGATGAAACAGTTGTGGATTATATCTGCAGTGATTTTATGGAAAATTGGTACGCAGAGTACGAAAAGCTGTGATATAATTAAAGCTCAACTTCTGGAGAACATCATGAAATGCAAATACAACGCTGGCTCTAACTTTGATCGCCAAGGTCAATGGATCATTGCTAAATACCTAGACAGCGCATGGGTAACTGGCATTGTGCAAGAAACTCGTGTAAAATACGGTGGTAAAGTGCAGCACAGCATCATTAGTGATTTGCCTACATACATTGGTGAAGAGCTAAGGGAAGTTGGTAGTACTTTTCTGGTAGAAGAAGAATTTGTAACAGAGGCTCAAACTCTAAATTCTGTGCTATAATTCAATCATCGAAACAAACCAAGGAAACAATCATGGCTTACGTATCTGAAGAAGTTATCACCAAGGCTCGTACTGCTCTCAAAGCACTCAATAAAGAGTACGGTGTAAAGAGTACACTCAGCGGTAAAGGTGGTTTGTGCTTGAATCTTACCGTTGCAGAAGGTAGCATTGACTTTCTGAATAACTACTGCGAGACAATTGCAAGTAAACGCATCCATCGTGATGTTGAGCAGACTATTGCTTGGGTAAAGCTTGAGCAAGGCATTCAGATCAATCATTACTATCTGGATACTCAATTCAGCGGTAAAGCTCTGGAGTACATGGAGAAAGCCAAGGCTATCATGCTTGTTGACCATTGGGATGAATCAGATAGTCAAAGCGACTATTTCCATTGTGCGTACTACATGAATATGCGAGTTGGAAGTTACAAGAAAGGTTATATATTGGTGAAGTGAGAGAGAGAGTGATGAAGTATTTACCCGAGATTAATTTCTCGGGTTTTTTTTTTGCTTTTTATTTTGAAAACCCGCTTTTAGGTTTACTTGGAATTTTTACCCAAAAACCCGCTTGCCTAATTTTTCTAAAAACCCGCCTTGGTAATTCTCAAGCGAAAGACCTAAAGTTAATCCGGCTGCGCCGACCGAGCAGTCACTTACTATACCGTTCAGTCGCCGACTAGACCGTTCAGTCAGAAACTAGACGGTTCAGTCGTAAAGTGACCGGAGAGTTCAAATTATGACTCTACAGTCACAAAATATATCAGTCAGTCATTATATAAGCGTTTACTTATATAAGCGAACAATTATATAAGGGTTGACTTATATAAGCAATTCATTATATAAGCGAAGGGTTATATAAGCGTTTACTTATATAAGGGTTGACTTATATAAGAATATCCGTATATAAGCATAGACTGATATATTTGAGTTGTCCACAGGTTGTCCACAGGGTGAAAAGTTATGCACAGGATAGCAGGATTCATGCCATACTTATGCACAGGTTATCAGTCTTATATAAGAGTCAAAATGTGGACAACTAGCACTAGTGGTGTGGACAACTTTTTCTAATGGGGTAGTACCAGAGACAAGGAAAACGGCTAAAAACAGCCTTAAAATCGATTCTAGGGGCATGGTTTTTTATACAGTATTCATTTTATCAGTGTAATACTGGCACGATTTTTGCTCTTCGCGTGCGCGTGCATTATTTATAAGATAAAGCACAAAATGAGAAACCAAAGTTTACATAGGGTTTATCCCTATAAAAATATTTGCATTGTTGCAGAAAAACAACGGAAATATCTGTATAATCAATTACATGGTGAAGCGATAGGGCACACCTAGAGTACTAGAAACAAAAGTACTCAGTTCTTTAAAAATTGAGAGTTTTCTATAATGTATGCAAATTAAAGTATACATTACCCCAAAACTCACAAACTAAAGGTTTCAAAATGAAAACAAATATATCATTGGATTATCTGAGAAAATCAATTAAAGATAATCAACTGGATTATGTAACCATTAAAGCAATTGAAGACATGGATTATAACAAATTATCTCTTATTATTGCACTTGCAGTTAATATCGCACCTAGTAATAATGATATATTCGAATTAATGCAGTCTTATATTAATCAGGAATAATAAAATGGATAATACAGATAAACTAATGATTAAAATCAACGTGATAATCTGGTTTATGGTTTGCCCAATAATCAGTTATTTAGTTTAATATTATCTGATAATATCTTATATAATATAGGGTATTATCGGGCTAATATTGGCCGATTCTCAAAATGAGATAATCAAATGAAATATACAAAAACTGTATTTATTAAATCAGATAATCAATATAATCAATTCAAAGCCTTGAAAATTGGGCAGTGGATTACTGGATTATCCCTTAATAATCAATCATTATATTATCGGGGTCAGTTTATGGGTTTTGATAATAATGATAAACCGATTATTAATTTTCGAATTGATAATGCAAAACATAATCTAGACTGGAAAATGCAGTTTAAATCAAATAAATATCTGCGACAATTCGCTAAAGTAAAATCCTGATAATATCAGATATAATGCATTAATAATATAGTGCATTATGTCGGATAATATTGTCCGAAAATGAAAGATTATATCATGCGACTCATTTCAACGATTAATAAGAGTATCGGTTTTCAAGCTAAAGTTTATTATAATGCAGATTATAATGAATATGTGGTTAAATATTATGATGAAAATAAACGGATTATGTCAGATAATACTTGGTATTATACTGATGACAAAGAGGATGCAATTAATACCGCATACAAGGAAATCGAATATATGGCAAATAATAAAGTATTATCGGATTAATTGGAGATAATCAAATGAAATATATTCAAGCATTTAATATCTGGAATATCCCTAATGAATTAATCCGATATATTCAACCCGGACAACATGTATATGCGGGTACAAAAGATAATAAGGGAATATATCAGGGTACAAAATCAAATGGTATTATTGTCGTAGCATGGAAAGGGAATATAGATAATAAACCCAATAAGCGAGAATATATTAAAGCACTAAGGGATTATTCAAAACAATAATATTCTCTCATAATATCTTAGATTATATTCTAGGGTATTATGGGGTTAATATTAACCGATAATCAATCAGGATTAAATCATGAAACTAAATGAAACTCAAATTGTAGCATTATCTAAAGT